TCATCCACCGGGCATTCTTACATCCCCTCCGGACGACACGCTTGGCGCCATTGGCCTTTTCGTTGGGTCATTGGGCTGCGCACCCGGCCACTCCCCGGGCTCATCGGCGAACCGCATCAGCCGCCAGACGAGTGCGCGGTCGACCTTTTTGCGCTGAAGCGTCCGGGTGTAGACCTCCAGCGTGAGGCGGGCGTCGGTGTGCCCGATCTGCCCCATCACCCAGGCGGGGTCGCGGCCGGCGAAGAAGCAGAGGCTCGCGAAGGTGACGCGCAGCGAGTGGGGGGTGACGGGCGGGAGCGGCGTCTTTCCTTCCTCATCGCGCCGGTGGTTCGTGCGCTTGACCACCTCGCGCAGCATCCGCCGGACGTTGTTCTGGCTGATCCGGGTTCCCTTGCTGGTCGGGAACATCGGCTTGCGCATCGCGACCGGCCGTCCACGCCCGGCGGTATCGGCGACGTGCCGGCGCAGCTCCCCGCTCGCGAAGGCCGTCAGCTCGACGGTCCGTTCTCCCGCTTCAGACTTCGACTCGGGAATGCGCCAATGGTCACCGACTAAGTCGAAGGCGCCCCGGTCGGCAGCCACGGCTTCGCTGATCCTCGGGCCGCCGAGGCAGAGGAGGGCGAGCAGGGCACGGCGCCCGTAGCACTGGTCCGGGCGCTTTCGCTCTTCAAGCTCCGCCTCCCATTCCCCGGCCACCTCGAGCAGGTCGAGGACCATCTCGGGCTCCAACCACGGGCGGCGCTTCTTCTTCACCGTCATGCGCCGCCGCTTGCCGCGGGCGGGGTTCGAGTCGAGCATGTCGTAGTCGACCGCCAAATCGAGCACCTGGGCGAGGACTTCCAGCACGTGGTTCACCGATCGCGGCGACAGAGTTTTGTCGGAGCCCTCGCGGCGGGTCTTGGCCGGCTGCTGCGCCAGGTGATCGCGGAGTTCATCGACCCACTGCTTGTTTATCTCCGACGTCGGCTTGTCGGCGCTGAAGGCAAGGATGTGCTCGTAGCGCCATTTGTAATCGACTCGGGCGTTCGGGCTGAGATCGCGCTTCTTCTTCTGCCACCAGCGGGAGATCGTGACGTGGATCGTCTCCGAGGTTTCGGGAGCCTCGGGCTCGTCTGCGGCCGGCACGCCCTCGTCGGGCGGCGTCCAGGTTCCGCGGCGGACCTTTTCCATGATCCGCTCGAGCTCGACCTCTGCCCGCTCGCGACTCCAGCCTTCGTGGTTGGTCCCGAACGTCACCCGCACCCGCCGCCCTTTGAAGGGCACGCGGGCGCGGAAGGTCACGGTCTTGCCGTCCTTCCAGCGATGTTCCTCGACGGTGCCAGTTGCCTGCCTCGGCACGGGCAGCGAAAGCTAGCGGTCTGCGGGAAGGGCCACGAGCTTGACCCCGCGTGGTGCCCGCCGCCGACCCGGTCTATGCGACTTTCTCGCGGGGGCCGGGGGAGGGGCGAGGCGCCGTCGGCGCTTCCAGTCCTCCACGCCGGCCGGGTCGAACCGAAGGGGGGAGCGGGGGCCACCGGTGCGGATCCCGCCGAGCTCGGCGGCGTGTTCGCGCACGTAGTCCTCGCTCATGGCGATCTCCTCCGCGACTTTCGAGGTCCTCCAGAGCGCCATCGTCTACGCCTCGGCCACCGCGTCGAACAGGTTGGCCTCCGGCTGACAGAGGCGCCGGGCCTCCTCGGGCTTCATCGCGCCTTTGATCAGGCGGTTTTCCAGTTCGCTCGCCAGCTCGCCCTTGACGTTCCAGAGTTTCTGCCCGCCTTTGCACGGGATCGGCTCGATGAAGACGTGGGCGCGCTCGATGTGCCATTCGAAGCGGCCAGGTTGGTAATCGCCGAAGGCGTGCTCCAGGGGTTCCCACTCGCGGCGATAGGAGATTGACTCCTCGGTCATCTCCCGGCAACCGCCGACTTTGGCGATGCCGAGGATCGCGCCGTACGTCAGGTCACCCGGCAGAACCTCGGCGCGCCGGTTGGTGTCGACCCCGGGCACGCAGTGGTAGAGGGCCATCTGAAAGTCCTGCCGCTTCAGCGCCTTGCGGCCGGCGGGCGGCAGCGTCGCCGTCGCCGCGACGGCGATCCACCCGCGCTCGGGGGTTCCCCAAGAACGGGTCTCCGTGCCCTTCCACCCCCTTACCAGCAGGGTCGCCCACGGCTGCCAGAGAGACAGAGCCTTCACCTAGTGCTGCCTGCCGATCAGCGCGTAGAGGATGCGCCTGGGCAGGGAGCAGTTGATCCACCAGGGGATCATGCGGCGCACCTCATGCAGGGCGTGTAGAAGTCGCGACCGTAGCCGGCCGTGATCAGGTAGGCGATCCAGGGGCGCTCGCCGCGGCGGCGGCTCCAGGTCACCTGTGCTCGGAGCGCGGGGCAGTCAGGCCGCGAGTGCCAGCGCAGCGAGACGGCCGTGATCCAGCGCAGGCCGAACATCACCACAGAGCCTCCACCTTGAACTCTGCCTTCCAGCCCTCGGCGAACTTCCGAGCCGCGTCCAACGAGATCGGGGTGTCGCGGGGCTCGTCCTCCCAGTTGCAATCGACGGTGCCGTAGCCGGTGGTCTCCGGGTCGGGTCGGAAGGTGACCGCTTTCGCGACGGGCGGGTTGGGGCGGCGGCGGGGCATCAGCTCGCCGTCTCGCGCACGGGGAGCCGGTCGCTGCCGACTCCCCGCCTGCTGTACTGCCCTGCGGTCACTTCGCGGGCGTGCCCCTGTAGACCCGCTCGAACTTGTCGTCCAAGCGTTCCGCGATCCGTAGCAGCGCGTCTTCGACCGCCCGCTCGGGACGTTCCAGCTTGTAGCCGATCTGCAGCGAGCCGCCTCGGGCGTTGTGCCGCAGGTTGGCCATTATCTCGACGGGTTCCTCGCCGAGGAACGGCGTCAGCCTGAGCTTGAACTGACGAGGCACCTCGATCTCTCCGTCGGCCGTCGCCGCGGTCGCCTTAGTCTCCTCGTCGTACTTGAACTTCTTGGCGCCCGAGTTGAAGTCCACCTTGGAGCGGAAGTGGACACCCGTGGTCGCCTCGAAGTTCTCGGCGATTTCGATCAGGGTCGCGGCGTCAGGCTCCGCGACGTCAGGCATCCCTTCGCGCAGATGCTCGGCGAACTGGGTCTGCAGCATCAGCTCTCCGTCCTTCTTCGCCCACAGCTGCCACTCCGGCGAGAAGCCGAGGTCGAGGACTACCCGGTGCTCGCCCCAGGCGGGCTTGCCCTTCCCGTTGTCGTCGAGGACCGCAACGATCTTCCCCTCGGTCTCGTGGACCCAGACCGTCGTCGCCTCTTTGTCCTCGTGGGTCTCTACCAAGCCGATGAAGCTGGCCACGTCGGAGGGGTGGTAGGTGGCGCGCGGCCGCACCGGCTCCTCCAAGTACTTCTCCAGGTCGATCAGCTCGTGGCGCCCGCCCTCGGGCAGGACGAGGCTGAGTAGGTCGCCGGGTTCCACTTTGGTCGGCTCGGCTGCCGCAGTCGCGGTGGCTGCGATCACCGCCGCGTCGCTCCCATTGGCGGTGGCTTCTAGGGTTGCTTCGTGCTCTGACATCAGGTGGTGTGTCCTCTCGGGTGGTCGGTTGTCAGCTTGCGCTCACGTCGCGCAGGCCGGTGATTTCGCTTTGCCGGGGGTTCGTCCGCGACACGTTTCCGTGGTCGTCGGTGAACCATCGCGAGGGCTTGGTCGTCGGGCGCGGGGCGTTGACTTTCAGCGTGTCGCTGAGCACCACCGAGTCCTCGTCGTCCTTTGCCGGCTCGACGCTGATCGTGATCGTTAGGCTGCCCTTCTTCTGGGTGTCCTTGACGGCCTTGACGACCGTCTGGAGTTCCTCGCTCGCTTCGTTGTGGAGACCACCGCCGCGGTGTTCCATGAGGATCGACGAGACCGTCTTGACCGGCGTCGGCGCCGCCTCGTCGGTCGAGTCTTTGACGGCTGCTGCTGGCTCAGCCATGCAGGGTCCTTTCTCGTTGGTTGGTGGGCGTTGAAGGCTTGGGCCGCACCGGGCACACCCGCCGCAACTCCCCGTACATCGACTTGCGCCGGACACCCGAGGGGGTCGGCACGTCAAGCCACTTTTCGTCGACTTCCTGGCACGCCTGTTTGCACGCCGCGCTGACCTCGTCCCAATAGATGAGGAGCGTCTTGACGTTTTCGTGACCGCCGCGGCAGAGCGGGGCGCCGATCCGCGGGTCGAAGAGGATCGCCAGCAGGTCGGCCTCGTCGAGGTCGGAGTAGTTGGTCTCGATGAAACGCTTCTCGACGATGTGGTGGGCGTCGTAGGGCGGTTCGCAGACATGCCCCTCACGCCGCGGCTTCTCGGCCGGTGGGCCGACGGGCCGGTAGGTCGAGTAGAAGCAGCCGTGCTTCAGGACCACGTCGTTGAAGTGTTGCCGCGCCGCCCTCCTCGCGGCTGACTCGTTATCGGCCTTGAAGCCGCCGCCCTGCTTCAGCTTCGGCTCAGCTCGAAGGCCGCAGTTGGGCTGCGGGCAGAGCAGTTCGCGCGGGTGGAAACCGGGGCTTAGGTTCGACCGGCCTTTCCAGGTGTGCCCGTTGCGGCAGGCGTAGTTCGCCATCAGTACCGCCCGTCCGGCGCCGGCTCTTGAAGCTCTGCCTCTGCTCGCCGCGCCGCCTCGCTGAGGTGATAGTCGTCGGGGCCGGGAGGGGAGATGGCGACGAACCGCCCGTTCTGGGTTAGTTCGGCCAGCAATCCCTCCATGCCTTCGATGCGGGTCTCGAGGTCGTCGAACCGCTTTTCCAGATCGCGCTTCTTCATCGCGCTCAGTCACCGCCCTTGTCGATGACTCCGGCGACCGCTAGCTGGTCGCGCACTTCGTGCAAAAGATGGACCGCCGCCTCAAACTTCTCGACATCGAAAGACACGAGCACCTGCCTGGCCTGCAACTCGCAGTTGGCGACTGCGGCTTGCCAGACCATCGCCACCGTACGCGGACAATGCACCGACGCCTCGACCACGTCCTCTGCCGTTACGACCGTCCCGCCGACATCGTCCGGGTGCGCGCCGACATGCTGGAAAGTCACATTCGGGGCGAGCGGCGAGGCCGGCTGAGTCTTGGGATCTATAACGAACACACTGCCGGTGTCGGGGTGGTTGCAGATCCCGAGAATCCCGTTGGGCTCATCGCCGACGCTGCGGATGGTGGCCGACTTCACGTAGTGCTTGATCTTCAGACCGCTCACCGCGCACCACCCGCTACGCCCCACTCCTGGGCCTCGGCGACGGCGCACTCCATCTCCCGGGCAGCGAAGCGGCGGACGACCCGGCCCCGACTCTGCGCCTTTCGCACCAAACGCTTCGCCATCCGGAGCCGCCGATCGGCGGCGCGCCGATGGCCCTCGAACAGCAGGCGGTCGTTGACGGAAGCTGTGAGGTCGTGGTGCGTGAAGGCCATTAGGCGGCCCTCCCGTAGCGCTCGTCAGCGGTGACGTAGTTGCTCCCGCCGATCGCCTTGATCCGGTCACGCGGCGGCGCGGGCGCAGCGCCGTAGCGCGTGCGCGGGCGTCGCCGCCATGACCGAATCTGCCCCCAGACCCCGGCGAGAACGGTGAGGGCGAACAGCAGGAAGCCGATCGCTAGGACCCGATCCTCTGCCGGTCCGTAGATCAGGGTCGCGGCAGCGGTGGTCAGGACGCTGGTCAGCAGCGAGATCGCGTAGATGGCGAGACCGATGAGCGCGAAGAAGATCGTTGCCCCGAGGAACCCGGGATCTTCCGCTTGCTGTTTGAGCCAGGCGATCACCGTGCCGCCACCGCCTTTTGCTCGACGTAGGCGTGGACGGTCTTGCCGGTTTCGTCGTCGGTGTCCTCGAAGTCCAGACCGAGAGCAACATCGCTGGCGGCCGATTCCGCCTCAAGCGGATGCCAACCCGTCTCCAATCTCAGCCGGTCAGCCAGCTCCTCCTCGGTGCCCAGCTCCCACCGCTCGTACGGAGCGACGCTGTACATCTCGCGCTCGTTCGAGACCTCTACGACGAACCTCGCTGACCCCTCGTCCTTCATCCCAACCTCCTCGCTGCTGTTGTCATTGCCTGAAAGATTATACACAGCTCGGGGATGAAAAAGCTAGGCCGCGATCTGCTCTTCGCCGTGGCCGGTCACGTCCCGCAACTCGTCGGCCAGCATCGAGCGCTGGCGGGGGGTGAGGGTGCCCAGGCGCTTGGTCTCGCTCAGGGCCAAGGGCGCCAAGAACTTCCGCGCCCGGATCGAACCCCACCGCCGCTGGCTGGTCAGCAGCTCGGCGATCGTCATCGTCTCGGTCTCCGGGGGCGCCTGCTCGACGATCTCAGCGGCGGCGACCCTGCCGGCGGCGACCTTCCGCTTGAGGGCCGCTCGGGCGAGCCTGACATCGTTGGCCCGGTCAAGGGCCTGCATGTGCTGGGGCTTGGTGGTCACTGCTCTACCTCTCTTTCCTGCCGCTCCGTGCGGCGCTTGTAGTTGCGGGCCTGCTCGGCGTAGCGCTCTGCGGCCTCTGGGTTCACGTCTCGGTGCGCGGTTCCCACGGAGACTCCGAGGGCCTCGGCGATCTCGCGGATCGTTGGGGTGGGGGTGCGCTTGCGCATCTGGCGGGCCTTGCGGCGGCGCTCTTCGACGGGGGAGAGGGTGGTGGTCAAGCGGCGCTCCTTTCGTCTGCCGGCTCCAGCGTGGGGGCGCGAGCATCGATCACTCGCTGCATCGCCTCGCCGAGCTTGCGGGGTCCGCGCTCAAGTCCACGGAGCCCGGCGCTCGGCAACCCGGCGTAGGCGTCATCGCGTCGTCGTGCCTCGCGGATGTTGTTGAAGATGTCGCGGAACTGAGCACGCACCGTCGGCTCGTCCTCCTTCATGTAGGAGAGCTGGGCGCCGCTGATGCGGCGTACCGCCTCGGCCGCCGCCGGACTCTGTTCTTCAAGCCAGCGTGCCGCCTCCTCGGGGTCGGCTTTGATCGCCGCCCGCTTAGCCAGCCGCCACGCCTCTCCGTGGTCGATCCCGTCTCGGCTCAGCTCGAGGATCCGATTCAGGATTTGGGCGCCGTTCGGCGGGAACTCGCGGCCGTCGCGATACAGCGTCTCCACGGCGACCTTGACCTGGTCCCCCGGGAATCGCTCCAAGTCGCGGAACCACTTCGCCGCGACCGGCTCGTCGACGGCAGCGTGCGGCCAGTTGACCCGCATCAGCCCGAGGCATTCGATCCACTCCGAGCGCTTCATGCCGCGCTCTCTTCCGCCACGGCCTGCCGGTGGGCTTTTTCCAGTTTCGCCAGGTCCGCAGCCACCGAATCGCGAGCCTTCTTCGAACCGCCACTACCCCCGCCCTTGACGTTCCCGAGCCACTGGCGCCACTTCCAGGCGATGTCGTCCAGCTTGCGCTCGGCGCCCGGCCCTTCGGTGAAGTAGTGGGCGAACTTTGCCGCCTCGGCCTTCAGATCCAGGTGGGCATACTCGGCGCAGGCAGTCTCAACGGCTGGCACTTTCGGAGAGGGACGCTGCCTCGCGAACGCGACGGCGTCGAGCGCCGAGAGGATTTCCGGGTAGGAGCCGGTGCTCGCGGGCGCGCTGCTGCTGCTGTTGTTCCCATTCCTCTCCTTATCCCTTTCCTCTTCCTCTCCTAGGGGGGACTCGTCCCCGACGCCTCCGGGACTCGTCCCCGACTCATCGGGGACGAGGTGGATGCCCGGCTCGGGTGGCGGAGGGAGGTTGGACGGCTTGGGCTTTTCGGGGTGCTGGTGCTCACACCAGTTCTCGATCCCGATGTAGCGCTCGCCGTCCACCTCGTAGCGGATGATCAGCCTCGCCCGCTCCAGTTCCTCCAGCCAGCCCTTCAAGACGGCCGGAGTCACATCTTCATCGGTTGGGAAGACCTGCCCCAGAATCCACTGCGGCAATTCCTGTAGACGGCCCTCGTCGTCTGCGATGTTCCAGAGAAGGATGTTGAGCAACCGAGCATCCCGCGAGACCGCCCGCACCTTTCGGTTCTGCGGGTACTCGGGCTTGACTGATCGGATGCGAGCCATCTACGCCGCCACCGCCCCTCTCACCGCATCGCCTTCCAGCAGCGCCGCCTCCAGCGCCTCCAGGTCCTCGGCTAGTTCCGCTCTATCCAGGAGGTCGCTGGCCTCCCCCTTCGTCGCAGGCACCGGCAGGCGCAGGCGCTTCAAGCTCCGAAACTGCCCGGAGCTAACTATGTCCTCGCGCCACGCTGCTTTCTTGTCAGCGAGGATTCGACTGCCGAACCGGCGGATCGACTCCTCCGCCGCACCCATGGCATAACTGAGGTCGAGATCACGGGCTAACACGCGGTGCCACCGCGTGCGTTTCCTCGTCCGCTTATTGAAAGAGACGGTCACCAGGAGCACGTCGAACCGCTCGTTCACCTTGGGCCAGAGGACCAGCGTCTGGCGCGTCGCGATCGACCGCTCCTCTTCACCGTCCTTTGGATCTTGGCTGCGACTCAACCCGTAAGGGATGGTCCATTTCTCGTCTACCTGCGTCCAGTTCATGCGATCGCGGCCGAAGAACTTGATCGACTCGGCGTTGCGCCGACGCCGCTCGGCGACCTCGTCGCGCTCACGCTCTTGCCGCTCGCCAGCCTGTCGTTTTGCGGTCTCCGCTTCGTCGCGCTCCCGCGCCAGCGCCTCCAGCACGTCCTCGCCCTCCAGCAGCTTCCCGAGGCCGAAGAGGGCGGGGAGGGACTGGATCGACTTGTCGTCTGAGGCGCCGACGATGTCGAGCACGAGGCAGTCGCTCTTGCCGGGGTAGAGGCGAAGGCCGCGGCCGATGATCTGCGTGTAGAGGGCCTCTGACTTCGTCGGGCGGGCGAGGATGATGCACTCGACGCTCGGCTCGTCATAACCCTCGGTCAGCACCTCGACGTTACAGATGATCTTCGTCTCGCCCGCGTGGAAGCGGTGCAGGATCGCGTCGCGCTCTTCCTTCGGCGTCTCGCCGTCAACCGCCTCGGCGGCATGGCCAGCCTTCCGGAAGACCGCGGCGAGGTGGTAGGCCATCTCTACGGTCGGGGCGAACACAATCGACTTGCGGCCTTCCCCGTGCTGCTCATAGGCCGCCAAGACCTCCGCCGGCGTGCCTGCCTCTTCGAGCGCTTCGGCCAGTGCCCCACTCTGAAAGTCCCCGCGGCTCTTCTTCACCTGCGAGAGGTCGACGTCGACCGCGATCCGCTTCCCCCGCGGCGGGCAGAGGTAGCCCTGTTCAATCATCCACTGCAGCGACTTGGCGAAGACGAGCTCGTCCGCGACCTCCTCCAGCGAGCGCCCGTCACCGCGCTTCGCCGTAGCCGTGACCAGCAGCGTCAGCTCGGCGCTGCAGTGGTCGATGATACGGGTGTAGGAATCAGCGAGGGCGTGGTGGCCCTCGTCCACGATCAGCGTCCCGATCCCCGGCGGTAGCTGGGCGAGGCGGCTCTGCCGCGCCAGCGTCTGCACCGAGGCGATGACGATCGGGGCGCCGATATCGTTGTAGGTGCCCTTGACGAGGCCGATCTGCATCTCCAGCTCGGGCGCGACAGCGACAAGCTTTTCCCGGGCCTGCTGTAGCAGCTCGTCGCGGTGGGCCAGGATCAGGACCGGCTTGTGGGATCGGCGGCGGACGATCTCGCTGAAGATGCAGGTCTTCCCAGCCCCGGTCGGCGCCACTGCAAGTTGCTTGCGGATCCCGCGGGAAAGCGCCGCCTCGACGGCCTCGACGCATTCGACCTGATAATCGCGAAGGACAATGCCGCTCACTTCTGGCCCTCCAGTGCTTCATGTCCTAGCTGGGTCGAAGAAGATCTCGGGCCGACTGTCACAAAAAGGGGTGCTCGCGGCTTTACTAGATATGCCGAAGAACTCGATGCACAACAGCCAGCGGGGTAGCGAGCAGGCAGAGCGCCGACGCTGTCCTTCATGCGAACGGGGCGCTGCTCTAAGCGAGCGGTTCGAGCTGCGAGAGGGAGACCTGCCAGGCGAACCCGAGCCGGCCGTCCCCAAGCAGATCGGGAGCGCCCGCTGCTGCAACTACTGCGGCCACCTCGTCGGCATCGCTCGGGGGGAAGGATTCGGCCGCTAGCCATTTCCCTCACCGCTCTTGTAGTCGGAGCTGGGCTGGGTAAGAAGCAGCAAGCTCGGGCACCGCCAGGTGTCCCGCATCTCGCCGGGGCGCGCGAAGAAGAGCGGGCGGCTCGCTGCGGTCTCAGGGCGAGGCGCGCCCCATGAGACTTCGACGCCCCAGCCGCTACCCGGTACCCACTTGATCTCGGCGATCTGCCAACCCTTCAGCCGCGCCCGGCGCTCAAGCTGCCCCTGGTCCGGGCGGCGGCCTTTCCCGCTTAGACTCAACAGCCACACCGGCGAGCCGACGACGAGTTTCTGCTGATCGCAGTCGACCAGCTTCACGACTCAGCCCCCTCCGCTACCCCGCCTTCCTGCCCACCGGAGGACTGCTGGGTAAGGGCATCGAAGACGGCCTCGACGGCAGCCATAGCGTTGCCTTCCCACGTGCCGCGCACCGATTCGGTCAGTTCATCCCAGTGGTGCTCGGGGAGATCCGGGTAGTGGTCGAAGAACGCGGCGCGGCCGACGACCTCCCGCATCTCCAACGCCTGCTCTCGAAGCTGAGCGAGGGCGACTCCGCCACATTGGACTGAGCCGCCCTCGGCTACTGCTCGCCGTCCCAGGGATGGTCCTTCTCGGGCAGCATCGGCATCACCTCCTTGGGGCTGCTGGTTCCCGTCCTTCTCGGTGTCGTCAAAGGGCGGGAGAGATTGGCCGCGACCATCGTTGGCAACGACTCCTTGCGGTGCGAACGGGTGGTAGCGGGGACAGTCGCAGTCGGGCACGATGCATTCCCCGCCCGAATCGACGCTGACGGCGCTACGGGGTGACAAGTCCCGCTCCGGCCCCGCGCTCTGGCGGTTAGGAACGTCAGCGCCGACTCCGGCGGGCTGCTGGGAGAAGTGGTCGAGGGCTGCGACAAGGCCGCTGCGGAAGTCGGGAACGAGCCTTTCGGGGTTGACCTCAGACCGAGCCATGAGGTTCGCGTCGCCGGTGTCTGCAACCTCGTCACTCAGCAGCCCAGCCCTTACCTGCTCCAGCGTGTACCTCGGCTCCTCCCCGACCTTGGGAACCCGCACGGGCTTTCTCGTAGGGCCGACCCACTCGCGAGCGGCAAGGGGCGGTTCGTGTGCTTCGCAGCGACTCCGTTCTTTACCGCTCGAGCCACACTCAGGGCAGCGCCAGACGAACAGCTCTCCGTCTTCTTCGTAGGCGTGGAGGGTGAGGTGGTTCACAGAATCTCCTTGCCGGGCGGGTAGGCGTAGAGGACGTGCCCGCGCAGGAACGCCCCGAGCTGCCGTCGCTTATCGAGCTGGAGCTTGCGCAGGCCCTTGAAGTCGTAGCCGTGGTCGAGCTTCGCGAGGCACTCGATGACCTCCAGGAGGTCCGCAAGCTCACCGATCTCCCCGTCAACGAGGTACTCGGCGGCCTCCTCCAGCAGCTTCTTCTTGAGCATTGCGAGCCGGGTAGTCGAGCCGACCGACCAAATCTGAACCGTCCCGTCGTGGACGCTCTCCTGCTCTCGGATGCGGTCCCTCACGAGCTTGATCGGGTAGCCCTCAGCCATTATGGGGTCTCCTCGTGCTGGGTAGGGGTGGAGCGGCCGAGGGCGATCACCATGCAGCCCACGCCGGGAAGCTGGAGCACGAGCGTCTTCCTGTCAAACTCGTCACCGCCGAACCAGACGGGCGGGCGGCAGCCGGGAACACCGAGCCACGGCCCCTCCAGTTCGCGAGCCGGGTAGAACCAGACGCGCTTTCGCCGAGCCTTATCCACGCTCCCCCTCCTCACTCGGAAGGTCAGTCCAAGGGCTGGTCAATTCGCTGCCGTCTGAGAAGGTGGTGATGGAGCGGGACTGGACTCGCATATCGGTGTAGAGACTCGTTCTGCGCTGCTTAATGACCCGCCGCGCCGCGTCCTCTGAGCCGAGCGGACAGCCGCCGAGGATGAGCGAGTTACCGGTGTATCGAGCCTTGCCAGTCACCCGCCATTGCTCTTCCTCTACAGGTGGAGAGTCGAGGGCGGCACGGAGCTTGTCGCTCAGCCGCTCCATACGGGCGAGAACGAGAGAGCCGTGGTGCTGGACGCCCTCGGAATCCTTGTGGCGCCCCATCTCCTCGCGCAGCCAGTCCATCCCGTGCTTGAGATCGGCCGCGTACTGGACGAGCTCAGTCCGATCCAGGCGCACCACTACCTCAGCCACGATTGGCCTCCTCGGCGAAGCTAGCTAGGCGGTCGAGCAGGGCTTCGAACTGCCGATGTTCCTTGGCGCTCCGGGGCGCCGGCTCGCGATTCGCCCGATCCAGCAGCCGTGCCTCCTCTACGGAGAGCACTTGGGGCGAGTCGGCGGGGACGACCTCAACTACTTGCTGGGTAGCAGGGCCGCGGCCGGTCGGGAAGCACTGCCAGCAGACGTTCCGGAGCGTGGAAGTATCGACGTGCCCTCGCTCACAGACGTAGACCTTCATCGGCGTCTTCACTTGCTCCCCTCCTCCGGTTCCGAGGGGGCGGGGGTGTCGAGTGCGGCTCCGCGGCAGTGGGCAGCGTCGTTGCGCATGACCGCAGCGTCGTCTTCCAACCGCCTCGCTCGGACAGCTTCGTCAGCGGCGAACGCTTCCTTGGCCTTGGCCAGTACGGCCTCAGCTTGACGCTCGATGTGCTTCGCCAGCCGCCCTTTTACTTCTAGGGCGAGAAGCGGGGTGATGAGGGCGAGATCGGCGCGAGCGGCCGACAACGAGTCCTGCCGGGCTTCCACGTAGAGGGAGTCATCGAAGTCGAGCACGGAGCGTCCGGTGCTGCGAGCGAAATAGCGCTTCGCCAGCACCTGAACCACGTCACCCTGTGGCTCGGCCGGGGCAAGGGTGAGGTCAGTGAGGAAGCTCCGGGCGTTCGCGAGCTTGGACGCCCGTTCCTCGTCGGTCAGCTCCTCCCAGCTCGGAAGGTTCTCGCCCAGGGTGCGGAGCTGCCAGAACTTCATCGCCAGCTTTTCGACGGCGGTTTCCTGTGGCTCGGCCGGGGGCTGCTTGCCTGTGCCTTTGCGCGTGTCCTCAGCGGCCTGCTCGGCATCCTCGCCGCCGTCCTCGAAGGCTTCCCCGGTGTCAACCTGCTCGGGTGCGACGGACGGGGACCGGTCGGGCTGGATCGCCTTCAGGATCGACTGCGCCTGGTCGAGCATCATCTGCCGGGTGAGCGACGTGCCGTCCTCGTCCCACTCCCAGCCGTCGCGTTCCGCCAGGACCCTCGCCAGCCGCTCGGCTACCTGCTCGCAGTCCTGTACCTCGGCCTGTGGTGAGGGAGGCTGAGTAGAGGCGGCGGAGGTCGCCTCGACTCGATAGCGCTGAAGCCCGCCGCTGTTCCCTGGTACTGGCTGGGTGAGCAGGTGGCGGATCGCTTCGAGGTGTGAGCGGGCATCCTGGCGCCAGCCGTTCCTCGTGCCCTCTGCGGTGTCAGGCCAGCGCGTGACCGCGCCCGTGTTGATCGCGTGGAACCGGAAGAGCCGTTCAGCCAGAAGCTCAACAGCGCCGTCGATCTCTACCCCGCTGTCCCCCGGTGACTCCGAAGCAGGCTGGTTGGAGCCGGGGTGGCGCAGAACGTCGGTTAGCGCGTCCTTGACGACTTGGTACGGCAGCGAAATGACTTCGCCGTCGGAGCCCTCAACGATCTGCTTGGTCAGCTCGCGTACTACCTCGTCGGAGACCGTGACTCGGTCGGCCGCCGCCAGAACGTCAGCGGCAAGACTCGCGAACCAGTAGCCCTCTAGATCGTGATCGACCATCCAGGCGCGCGCCGCAGCGGTTGCGGCTTCAAGCCGGTCGCTTCCCTCGTCCACCGGGATCGCCGCGCACGGCCCGTCATGCCCAGCGCCCCGCGTACACCGCCACCCAGCAGGAGGAAGCTCACAACGCCGCTCCTCCCCCAGTAGCACGGGGGCGGACTGGCAGTCGGGGCAACCGGGGCAGGTGGTGGTAAACCCACGAGGGTTCCTGGCGTCGCGTGGAATGGTTCCGCTCCCCTCGCACCGTGGTACCTCGGGGTCCGCCACCAAGGCATCGCCAACCTCCTCGATTTCGTGACCGGTGATTCCCGGTACCTCGGGGTCCGTCGCATGCGCTTTGAACTCGTCTTCGCCCTGGCGCGCCTCTTCGCGTTCTACTTCGACCCGCTCGCACGCCGCCACCAGCTCACGGATGCGCCGGTTGACTTCCTCTCCACCCAGCCAGTCTCCGGTCGTCTCCGTCGCGTCGTGCCAGACGAAGACCTTGCCGGGACGCTGGATCTCGGCGTCCCTGAGCGCCTGCAACGGATCGCCCTTCGGTACCTCGGGGTCCGCCTCGGGCTGGGTAGGGGCGGGGTTGCCGAGCAGGAACGCGACTTCCCGGAGAGCGTCAGCGCGCCCTTCCCAGTGACGGGCTTCAGGGCGGTCTGGCCCCCCGGTGCTGGTGTCCAGAAGCTCGGCGGCCTTCTCTTCGCTGTGCCGTTGCCCGCCGCGCACCTGGACACGTAGCCGCGAAAGCAGCTCCTCAGCCGTCTCACGGTCCTGCTGGGGCGGGTTGGAAGAGGGCTGGGTAAGAGCTGCGCGCACGGTGGCCTCGTAAATCGCCCACTGCTCCTCGCTCAGGAAGGTCGCGTGGCTCTTGATCAGCTCAGCCGACGCCTTGTAGTTCGCCTCCCGCGCCGCGTCCCCAAGAAGTCGCTCCCTTACCACCTGCTCTCGTTCTGCCAGAGCGGCCTCTGCTTCACCCAGCTTGACTTCGGCCTCTTGGAGATCGCAGTAGTGCTGGTCGGCGCGAGCCTCGTGCTTTTCGACCTCGGCCCGGCCCTCTGCGATTAGCTTCTTGCGGTCCTCATCCCGCTGGCGCTCTACTTCCTTGAGGCGCTCCGCGTAGGGACCCTCGATCGCGGCCAGGGCCTCCTCCGCTTTCTTCCGATAGGCGACGTTGACGCTGGTGAAGTTCTGGCCTCTCCACCTGCCCTCTCCGTGCTTTGCCTCGTAGAGGTGCTTGGCCAGCTCCTCGATCTGCTCGAGCCGGCGGTCCTCCGGTACTAGGTCCCTGGAGTCCTTGGGGCCGTTCACGGCGCGTCCTTCCAGAAGGGCACGGCGTCGGGGTGGTCGGCCTCGCACTCCAGCCAGCAGGGGAGTTCCGGCACGACGGTTTCCCGATTCATGACCTCGGCGTCGCCGTGGACGGCGTAGCGCATGTAGATCGGCACCGGGTCGTGTTCCTGGGGGTTCATCCCCGATTCGGCAGCGAGGATCGTCCGGGCGGCCTCAACGGTCTTCACCGTCACCCGCTCCAGGTAGCTCCAGTCCTCACCGAAGTTCGGGAACGGCTGCTTTTCGATCCCGTGCAGGTCCACCTGCTTACCACCCTGGGGGTTAGAGCTAGGAGGCATCAACAGGCTCCAGAGCGCTCATCCGCTTGATCAGGTCGAGGGCGGAGTCGAGTAGCGCCGTCTGCGTGGGCCGGTACTTCTCGCCGATCTTCTCCTCGTAGATCGGCTTGACCTTTCGGTAGACGGCGCTGTAGACGCCCGGTCGCCAAGCGTCAGCGGCAGCGGCAGCGGCAGCGGCAGCGACAGCGTCAGCGGCAGCGGCAGCGGCAGCGGCAGCGACAGCGGCAGCGTCAGCGGCAGCGACAGCGGCAGCGACAGCGACAGCGTCAGCGACAGCGTCAGCGACAGCGACAGCGTCAGCGGCAGCGGCAGCGGCAGCGTCAGCGGCAGCGACAGCGACAGCGACAGCGACAGCGACAGCGGCAGCGTCAGCGTCAGCGTCAGCGGCAGCGTCAGCGTCAGCGTCAGCGGCAGCGACAGCGTCAGCGACAGCGACAGCGTCAGCGGCAGCGGCAGCGTCAGCGTCAGCGTCAGCGGCAGCGACAGCGGCAGCGACAGCGACAGCGTCAGCGACAGCGTCAGCGGCAGCGGCAGCGTCAGCGTCAGCGTCAGCGGCAGCGACAGCGGCAGCGACAGCGTCAGCGACAGCGACAGCGTCAGCGGCAGCGGCAGCGGCAGCGTCAGCGGCAGCGACAGCGGCAGCGACAGCGACAGCGTCAGCGACAGCGACAGCGGCAGCGTCAGCGTCAGCGTCAGCGGCAGCGACAGCGGCAGCGACAGCGTCAGCGACAGCGACAGCGTCAGCGTCAGCGACAGCGACAGCGTCAGCGTCAGCGGCAGCGTCAGCGTCAGCGGCAGCGGCAGCGACAGCGACAGCGGCAGCGTCAGCGGCAGCGTCAGCGGGCTTGGTGATGCCCCGCTTCGTCAGCTCGGCTTTGACCGCCTCGGTGAGCTTCGCCCTCCATGCTCGCCGTCTCTCCCACGCCTCGTCTCGGAGTTTGTAGACGAGGGGCTTGGTGCTGCCGAAGGTCTCGGCAGTGACCTCCGGCAGGGCACGGAGCTGCGCAGGGGCGTCTTCGACCCCGGCCAGCTCTAGCCAGGTCGGCAGAGCGACCCGGATCGACCAGTCGGTGATCATCCAGGCGCGGTCCTCATCTCGCCCGTCGCCGGCGGTACCGAGGCCGTCGAACATCGAGTCTTTCAGGCGTTGCCGGAGGTCGACGGGAAGCGCGTCGTTGAGACGCCGGCGGAAGGCGGCAAGAACGGGCGATTCCCAAGGTGCCCGATCGGTCCACTCCTGACCCAACACCCAGGCGGCGATCTCTCGGTCACAGCCCTCAGGGCGATCGCAATCCTTCGGCGGTGCGGGATGCTTGCCGCTATCCAGCTCGATCTCAGGCAGTAGAGCCAGACGCTCCGGCCTCGGCTTCAATGCAGTGCTCATAAGTGTTCCTTTCGTCCTGCTCTGTCAACTGAGTCGTGCATGGCTAGGCGGCTGCCTCCCGTTCGGGGTTGATGTGCGAGGTGCTGCTGAAGCTGCTCGCCGATGAAGCGGGTGTAGGCCGGCGGGATCGCCTGGGTGAGCTCGGCGTTCGTCATCCATTCGATGCCCATCGCCTTGCAGCGCAGCTCGAACTCGCCGGCGTAGTTGCAGTTCCCGTGGACCCCCACTACCGAGGCGAGCTGGCCTCGATCGGCCATCTTTTTGTCCAAGGACTGGAAGCGGGGCTTCTGCCAGGAGTGTTCGCAGGGAGGTGCGGAGACCGGGAAGCTGCACTCGAAGAGCCGGTGGCGGCGTACGTCTAGGCCGAAGGAGGAACCGCAGAGGCGGATCGGGTTCTCGAGCGGGGAGCCAACCACGTTCTCGATCACGTAGGGCAGGCCGGTGGCCTTCAGGAGCTCCCGGGTCTCTGCGATCAGGTCGGGGTGGCTCCCTCGAGCTGCGTTCGGGGTGATGGTGGAGTAGCGGGGGCAGGGCGGCGAGGCGTGGATGGCGTCTGGCCGCAGGATCGTCAGGCCCGGCCCGCAGAACAAGGCCCCGTCCTTCGCCAAGGCCGCCGCCATCTCCAATGCATCGGCCTGGATGAGCTGGTCCCCGCAGTAGTTCGGCTGCGGGTTGATGTCGACGCCGACCACGTAAAAGCCCGCTTCCTGGTAGCCGCGGGTGCAGCCGCCAGCACCACAGAAGAGGTCGAGGAGTACCGGCTTCAAGCTGCCGCCCCTTCCTGTTGGTCTTCGGGGTGGAGCTCTAGGAGCGATCCCTGACCAAGGTCCGCGAGCGCCTTCGACTCACGTTGAGAGCGGCCGACGATCCCCAGGACGTCCTCGACCTCCTCGCCTACGTGCTGGGACCAGAAGGCGATGCGGGCCTCGGCGATCGCGACGTACTCCGGTTTTCTCTCGATGCCGATGAAGTCGAAGCCCTCGAGGACCGCGGCGCAGCCGGTCGAGCCGCTGCCGAGGAACGGGTCGAGGACGATGCCACCGGGCGGGGTGACCATCCGGACCAGCCAGCGCATGAGGTTGATCGGCTTGACGGTCGGGTGGAAGTTGCGCTGCTCGCGCTCGGTGCCGTCGCTTTGGAAGGTGCCGGGCGACTTCTCTCCGCTCGACCAGTTGATCGCCTTCGCCGCGAATCCGTCGAGCCCCGCGTTCCTCTCAGCCCGTGAGGTCTTAGCGCAGTAAAAGAAGCGCGAGGCGCCGCCGGAGTCGCCATAGCCCTCGTGCCGTTTATCCGACCAGTGCCCAAAGAGCTCTCCTGCTGCGTGCCCCGGGTCGCGGCTCACTCGAAATGAGTGCGGCCGCTCCCCGCTCTGTGCATCCAGCTCCAGTGCTGCCCCCTCGCCGAGGACGACGTTGGCGGGCCAGCGGCCGGCGGGGACCTCATAGTCTGAGCGGACCATCTCGCCGTGAGTTGCCCCGTTACCGTTCGCCGTGGCGGGCGTCGTCCCAGGTGCATCCGGTACGCCCATGATCCGGCAGGCGTCGATGTTCAAACCCCCAGTGCCGTGCTCCAGGACGTTCTCCGCGACGGTGCCGACCAGGGGCTTGCGGGCGACGACGATCGGCTCGTGTGCGGGCTTCAGGGCGGTGCCCCAGCCCTGCCACTCGGCATCTTCGACCGGGTCGTTCAGCTCCTCGACATTGGCCTCCAGGTCGCGCCGACGGGCGTCGGCGCGGTCGGAGCCGTAGGGGCTGGCAATCCAGGCGCGGGCAACTCGCCGCGCCCATTTGCAGAGCATCTTGTGGATGTCGGCGCTCTTGGGAAAACCCGATCCGAAGTACCAGGCGAGGGTGCCGTCGGGCGTCAGCACGGTGCGGCCGTCGGGAGTGTCGATCCGATCGCGGATCTCGAAGCCGGCGTCCTCGATTCCCGACGCGAGCCGGTGGTGAGTTCGGCTGCCGCCGCAGGCGAGCAGATGGCCACCGGGCTTCAGGACCCGGAAGGCCTCTCGTGCCCATGCCTCGCACCAGGCCTGGTAGCGGCGGTTTGCGGTGAGGGAGAGGTCGTAGCGGCCGGCGTGCATGGCGCCGCCGCGAACCGTGTGCTGAGTGTTGTCGGCGCCGGTCGGGCCGCCGAACTTCACGCCCTCTCGCCGGCCGTGGCCGTTGAGAGGTACCCGATCCCGCGCGTGCCCCGCGCCACTCTCAGGCGACGGTTGCCGCCGACGGCGCTTGCCGGCCTGAAGCGGAACCTCCTCGTCAGGACCGATCGGCGCGAACTCCCCCGGCTGATCCCACTCGTGCCCCATGAAGCCGATCCCGTAGGGCGGGTCGGTGACTACGGCGTCGACCGATCCCTCGTCGAGCTTGCGCATCTCCGCGATGCAGTCGCCGGCGTGGATCTCCCAGCTCAACCCAGCGCTCCCTCTATGGCGGGGGCCAGCCGGTAGTAGTGCTCGAGCGCGCCGCGCCGGGGCTCGGTAGCGGTCAGCTCCAAGAATGCGATCTCGACCAGCTTCGTCGTGTGGTAGCTGACGCTAGCGAGTTCCTCTTGAAGCTCGAACGCCATCTCGTTCGGGGACATCGCCCGGCCGTTGTCGATCGTTAGCAGCTCGAGGATGCTGATCTGGGTCGGGTGCGTCCGCGCGCGGGCTAGGCGCTCCCAGTCGATCGTCGGCGCGGTCATGAGGTGCGAACCGTCAGGCCGGCCTTCTGCGCGAACTTCGCGCCGGGCATCTCGGGCGGCTCGCCCGTCTCCTCGAGAGTGTCGAACATATGGCGCCGCAGCGCCGACATCACGACCTCCTTCAGCGGCGTACCGTCAGGGAGGAAGTCCGGCAACTGTCGGATGTCCGTCACCTCTGCCTCCCAGCGTTTGGTGGGGACGGCGCCGTGAGGCTTGGGAATGCCCGGCGCCTGCCGGGCCGGGAGAGCTGGCGCGGGGAGGTTGGCGATCGTCGCCGCACGGGCCTCGGCCGCACGAGCCTCGGAGCACGCCTCATCGGCCAGGTCCTCCATCTCCGAGTCCTCGGCGGCAAGCTCGATCGCCTCTTCTGCTTCGGCGCGCTTTGCCGCCGCTTCGGCCTCGAGCTTCGCCGCGTCTTCACGTCGGCGCTCCTCAATTATCCGTTCGGCCTCGCGACGCTCGGCGTCGAGGCGCTCCTGCTCCTCGCGGCGACGGTCTTCCTCGGCCGCGTTGAACTCGATGACCTTGGCTTTGAGCTTCTTCGCCGCAGTTTCGAGAGGGGCTTTCGAGCGTTTGAACTTTTCGTTGACGCCCTTGACGTAGTCGTTCAGGGGTTTGACCGCTTCGGTCCGCTCGCCCTCCAGCTGTTTGAGGTTCGCCGCGAGGGTGGTGAGGATCTGGGTCGCCTGCGTAGCCTCGCCCGCGTTGGTGACCTGCACCTCCTCGGCCCAGGCTTCTGCTTGCTTGACGGCTTCCTCCGCTGCGGCGATCTTGGCGGCAGTGGCGTCGATCGCCTCCTGGCGCACCGGCAGCATCTTGGGGGCAACGCTCATGCGGTCACCGCCTCGACCGGGGCCGGCGCCTTGCCGATATGACCCTTCATCGTGTAGGCGCGGAGGGCGGCCAGGAACAACTCATCCGGAGCCGTGCTCTCGTGAACGTGGTAGTCGCCGTCGGGTCCGAGTCGGACGATCCACCGCCTGTCGGTGGAGATGTATCCGGACTCGACGCGAGCGATCTCGTAGCCGGTGAGCGCGATCAGGTTCTCGTCATAGGGCGGCAGCTTTCTCGGCTCGTCGTTCTCGTCGGTGACGATTTCGCCCTTGTTGTTCTTCTCGTACTTCCACTCCGTCACCGTTTTGAAGTCGATGCTGGTGAGGAGGCCGTCGGGCATCTGCGCGCAGAGGTCGGCGCGGCCGGCGAATCCGTGCTCAAGCGACGCGACCATGTACTCGATCGCGAGTGGCTCGGGACTCTGCTCCAGCACGAACTTGAGCCCCGCCGCAATCCATTCCCGCTGGTCGTCGGGAAAGTCCGAGAGGTTCGGCACATCACCGTCGCGGATCAGCCGCAACAGCACGTCGTGTGCGACATCGCCGCGGGTTCGAGCGACCTTCCACTGGTCGTCGTAGTGCGTCCCGGCCGCACGCAGCTTGGCGCGAAGCTCGGGCTGCGTCAGGCTCCCGATGTCGACGCCGGACGCCGCCAGTTCGATAATGGCCTGCTCCTGCTTTTTGACCGCGCTCGGCATCAACGCCGGCTTGTCAAAAGAGCTGGCGATGGTCGAGATCGACGGGAGCTTCTCGCCGTCGACCCGGTATCGCCGTTCCTGCGGCAGCCCGTCCACGCCGGTCGAATCCCAGAACTCGACGGTGGCCCCGCTCGGCAACTTCTCGATGGAGTTAGGCGGACGCTTGGCTGCCATCGACCTTACCGCCTTTCTGCGACTGGTCGGCGTCTCGGTCCTGAGCGATCTTCTCCAGGTGCGCTTCGACCTTGGCGGCCTGTGCGGGAGTGAGGGCGCCGAGCGCTTCACGCACCCCTTCTCCGGACTCTTCGGTCAGGCCGTCCGCGCCGGCCGCGCCGAGCATCACTCCGATCTCCCGGTAGGTCAGCTTCAGCGCCGCGATTCCCGCGCCGATCTTCTGGACCCGCGCCCCGTCGAGCTTGGGGCGAGACTGGGCTTTGGCGGGAGCGGCCTGGTCCGGGCTGGCCTGCCCGTCCTCGATGTCCTGGGTGAAGACGGCGGAAGCGCCCGTGACGATCAGAACGGCAGCGACTAGGGCACGCTTCGTTGCCATCTTGACCACGGTGTTCCAGAGGTCGGCGAGGTCGGGGTTGTCGATCTGCCCGCGTTCCTGACTGGTGATCCGCTCGTCGTCGGCCGCGAAGTTGGCGCCGCACCCGCCCTTCTTGCTCGAGCAGAACCAGCCGGGCTCCGCGTCCGGTTCATTCCGGGGTGGGTGCTTTGATCGCCACACCGTCTCGGCCTCGCACTGCGGGCACTTCAGATTGGCCGTCCGGAATGCGTATTTCTTCTCGCGGGTCGAGCAGACCGCCTCGCCCGCGCCTAGACGCGCCCCGCTCGGGGCGTGGAAGATCGTCACGCGAGAGACGACCGTCAGGTGCCCGTCAGCCCCCCAGCGCTTTTCGTTGCTCGGCTGAACGTCGAGCATGAACAGCGCCGCGAGCTTCTCGGCGCCGGGCTTCAACAGGGTCGGTTTTTCGGTCCCCGGGATGACGCCGTAGTCGACGCCCTCCTCCATCGCCTCCTTCTGCGCTTCCTTGATCGCGTCGAGGCGCGCCACGAGTTCCTTGGGCGTGCCTTGAGGCGCAACGGCGAGGGCGGGAGTGGGGACAGGGGGCGGCGCGACCGCTACCGCGGCTCCTGCCTCCTCAACTGCGTGGCCATCTATTACCGGCTCTGCGCCGTTAGCATTTTCTTGGGACATCGGGGGTCCAACCTCCTGGTGGTCCCGCCTTGTCGGGGTTGCAGCCCCGGCGGGGTGTGTTCATTGCATTGGCGCCCGGTGGCCTTGCGGCTGCTGGGCGCTTACTTCTTTGAAGCTCGTTCCTTCCGGGTCAGTCAGCCGTCCTCTCGGCGAGGATCGCGCCGATCCGGTCGATCTCGTTGACCAGCGCGTTGAGGCGAAGGTGCAGGTCGCTCTGCTCAAAGGACAGCGGGAGGGCCGCGGCTATTGCCTGCTCGCGGCACTTTCCAAGTGCCACTCCGGCGCGCCTGGCGTCATCCGCCTCGATCTCAGGGGGCGTTCCCTCGGGGTGGGCTCCGCCGAGGCCGATCTGCTCTGCCAGCTGGGGCATCGCCAGCCGGACTCCCGCATCGGTCCGCTCGCGGGCATCGATCAACTGGCTGATCGGCACTCCGTTCAAATCCGAGAAACCCTCCATGTGCTCCCAACCTCCTCGCTGCTGTTGTCATTGCCTGAAAGATTATACACAGCTCGGGGATGAAAGTCGGGCGGCCCGCTCTTTCGTTCCGTCCGGCGACACCGCTATGCGGAAGTTTTCCGGTTAGGCTTCCTGGCGTGAACGTGCCGCCGGAGGACTCCGGCCCAGACGACGCGCGCCGGCGCCCCTACGACGAGGTCAGCCTCGAGGTGGGCAACGCCCTACGTCGCGCGCGCCTTGACGCGGGCCTGTCGCAGGCCGACCTAGGAAAGAGGCTGCGTACGCGGAACGGGACTCCCCTGACCCGCGAAAAGATCAGCACCTACGAGCGCGGGCAGTTCGTCCCAGAGGAGCGCCTGCGCCCGCAATTGGCGAAAGCCCTTGAAGTGCCCGAGGAGGAGCTGTTCCGTGCCCTAGCGGGAATGGAGCCCGCCATACCTTTCGTCGGCCAGGTGGCAAAGCGCGTCTCCCGCCTGGAACGTGAACTGAACAGCCTCCGTGAAAGCTTCAACGATCATCTCGCCGCGACGGCTGCGGAGTTATCCGCAAGGGAGGCGAATCGCGCCGATCGAGAGTCTCGGAAAGCTGCAAAGCGATCCCCCGGGCGCCGATCTTCCAAGGGTGACCAGGGCTGAGCTCATTGCCTACGCGCCGGGTCATGCCCAGCCACTCGGCCAGCAGCTGATCGTCGCGAGCCTCGTTGTGCGGAGCGGGGGAGGCCGGCTGCTCGACCAGAGCGGGACCGGCCCCACTCCTCTGGGCGGGACGACTATCGGCCAAGAAATCGTCGCTGCCCTGCTGTGAATCGGCCCCGCTCTCGTCGGCTAGCCCCTCGGCTTCCCCCTGCCGCATCTGCCCTTGCTCCTCTCCGCTGATCGGTGCAGTCCCCTCCATTGGGGACGAACTTTTCGCGCAGTCAACTAAAGGAGAAGCAGGGTGTCTAGGGGGAGTTTTCCCCGGAACTCTCTGAAGCGGCAGGGAATGAGAGAAGTGCAGTCACTAGGCGCACCGGCGGCGCTCCGGACCCGTTGCGGCGCGCCAAGCTCCGCAGATGAACGTCAGCCACCTTCTCGTAGGCCTCGACCATGATCTCTTCGACTTCCTTCGCGCCCTCGTCGTCGGTCCATAGCGGCAGGCGAAGGAGCGCGCGGTCTGCCCGCGACTCCATGTCTCCACTCCGGAGGGCGTCCACGGCATCTTTGGTCAGTAGCTCGACAAAGGTTGAACTCCCGCTATCGCGGACGTCCTCGGGAAGTTCCGCCCACTGATCGCGGGTGAAGTAGAACCGTTCGGCCCGGTACAGGGTGCGCCGGCCGCGCTTAGGGCTCGAATCGTGCCCAACCTGTTCGACGGCCCCGACCCCTTTCAGAACCCGGATGTGGTCGCGGACCGTTTCGTACGGAATCCCGGTCTCTTCGTGGAGCTCGATCGTGCTCCAAGGCCGTTCGCCCAGCCTCGAGAAGATCATCAGCCGCTCGGGGTGCCCCAGCACCTTCAAGACCCGTGGGTCGGCTCCTAGTGGAACTCTCTGCGCCCTCGCTCCCTTAGGCATCATGGCGTCCGCCGATAGCCGCATCCTTGGGATCCCTGGTGTAGCGACGCCTTAAGGAGGTGAGCATCTTGAAGCTGACCGCTTCGACCAGCGCCATCCCGGCGATCTCGGTCACCAAGACCACCTGACCTCGTTCGGCCCTAGGGCCAGGCGGGGCCGCCTACTTTCATCCATCCCGACCATTTGCAGAAGCCTACGTGCAATGCCGGGAACGCGCTGTTTCCCTAAACGGATATAGCGTGACTGGTGGGGCATCGGGAGCTTCGACCTCCTGCTGCTCTGGGCCGGGTGTCGCTGTTACCCGCAGCGTCCCCGGCCGCTTTACGTTCTGGGCGGCGACGATACCACCTAGTTCTCAGAGCGGTCGAAGCGTCTTGCGGCGCCTGTCGCCCCGGCCCCGAACGACAAAAACCCCGCCACCTCTTTCGAGGCAACGGGGCTTCTGGTCTCAGCCACTCCCCGGGACTGGGAGGGGACGGCGATCTATGTTGGGAGACGCTAGCGCGTCAGCGGTCCACGGGCGTGACCTTTGACCGCTGGAGGATCGCCGTGACGAGGAACGCGCCGTCGATCAGCAGGGTTTCCACCGTGCCGGTGTCCAACACGACGTTGAACAGGGCGGCCACGGTGACGACGATGGTCGCAATCGCGGCGATGAGTGCTACAGGCTCGTTCTTCAACGGAGCCTCCCTTCATTCAGCGCAGCGTCTCAGGCCGCGCGCTTTACACGCTTCCAAAATTCGATGAAGAGGGCGGCTATGGCGGCCAGGAGCCATCGGATGCGCCCGCCCGACTCAGGGGCGTCCATGTGCCTCCGCCTCCTCCCCCACAACGACCTCCACGATTTGGCCCTCGAGGAGCGGTTCTAAGGGCTCACCATCGGCTGACACCAGCCAATAGGCGCCCCCTCCCGGGACGTACTTCTCTTCGACGCGCTCGACCTTGAGACGGCGGCCAGGCTTTGCGCCCTGCGATTCGTCAGGCATTTGAGTCCTTCCTCTTTCGGGCTCGGGTGTGGACACGGTCAGAAGCACGGACCCGGTGACGTTTCGGCCGGGCGTTGTGGAGCATCAGCCACGCCTCCGACCGACGGCGGTTCAAGAGCCCCTCCACCACCACCCCGCCGGCGTGGCACCAGTCCTCCCACTGGCGGGCGACCTCCTTCCAGTCGCCCCGTCGCATCGGGACCATGATGTCCGGGTCGTCGAGGATCCCTGAGCCGCAGTTGAAGACACCGGAGATCAGGGCCATCCGCTGGCGGACGGTGAGCTTGATCCCCTTCGTCTTGTGGGCCACGACGCGGGCGGCGTCCCTGAGGTCTTGCGCCAGCACCTTGAGAGCGAAGGCGCGGCTCCAAACCGCTCTCGCGCCGGGGATCGGCGGCCCCGCGTAGCGCGTGTGGCCGAAACCCTGAGTCGGCACCGGGGGCGATGCGATCGTGTCGAGGTAGACGGTGGCGAAGAAGCCCTCGTACTTGGCAACGAGTCTCGCCGCCCAGAGCAGCGACCAGTGGCGCCTCATCGGTGCTTCCTCCTTCGGTGCTTGTGGCCGTTCGGCCAGATGCCGAAGACCGCGTGGAAGAGCAATTTCCAGCGGACCGGTTTCCTGGCGAAGTTCAGGTGGTGGAACTCGCTCCCCGTGTTGTAGGGCTGGAAGATCTCCCAGCCGAGCTCGTGGCCGGCTGCGATCACATCGTCGACCTGGTCGTCGTTGACATCGAAGCCGACCATCCAGGCAGGTAGGCGAGCGCCCACGGGCCTGCTTGGATCGACCACCCCGTCGTTCCGCCGGCAGTGGCTTGAGGTCTCCACCGGGTTGGCAGGACCAAACCCGGGCACGCCTTCAGCGTGTTTGCGGATGACCTCTCGCTGGGTCGACTTCCCGTTGCGGTGGAGGATCGGCGCCGCGGCGTCGGAGCGGTCGATGCTGTTGTAAGTGCAGCCGGAGACCTTCTTCAGCTTCCGGAACACGGGGTAGTAGAGCCGCGGGACCGCGCAGCCGTCAATCTCAGCGAACCGGATCGACATCCAGTCCTCCTTTCGGGGTATGGGAGCCGCGCGACTTGGCGGCGGGGTAAGGTGCAGCCGTGCTGGTAGCCGCGTCGGTGTGCTGGGCCGTCGAAGTCCTTGGAGCGCCGATCCTCACCGGCGTGGCCGTAGGCCTCTCCCTACGAGCCGTCGCGATCTTCGGCGAGATCGGCATCAACAGCCTGAAAGCCGACGAACTGCGCATCGACCTCAGCCGCTGGGTCCGGGACCGCGACCGCCAGTTCGGCGCCGAGCTGCGAGGGATCCGAACCTCGGCGGGGAACCAGCTGACTGCCGGCAGCACCGAAGACAAGATGAAGGGCGCGATGAAGAACGCCCTTCACGAGTACCGGGATCGCGCCAGCACCGGCGTACGCGGCTACAGCAGCTTGGCCCGGTCAGAGGGATGGCTACATCTTCTGATTCGGAGGCTCAGGAAGCAGATACCTCGGCCGCTCACCATCACCGAGGCCGGACATCTGATCCTCGTCACCTGGCGAAACGTCGAGCCGCCCGTGAAAGGAAGGCCAACGCTCACTCTCGGTCCGGAAGAAGACCTTTCGCTGGCTGACGACGCGGAGGAGATCTGGCCTCTCGAGTCGGAACCCGGGCTGACGTGGGCGGAGGCAGGGCAGCGAGAGAGCGCCTAACTGGCCCCTGAGCTAAACGCCCCAGTACCGAACGCGAGCCTTGACAGTCACGTCAGGCCCGCTCGAAGCTCTACGTAGGGGAGGCGCCGCTACCTGAAAGGGCGCTCCCGTGAACGAGGACGATCGACACTTCTGGCTCATGAGGAACCGGGACGGTGGGATCGAAGTCCCGGTCCTGCAGAAGGAGGTGGCGAAGACCTTCAGGGAGGCGGGGTGGAAGGTGACACGGCTGCCTCTCGCTGCTTTGGAGGAGGTGGATCTGCGGTGCCTGCGAGTCGGGGGTGCCCGGTGCGGGCGGTAATGTGCTCGGCGTGAAGCTCACCTTCTTCCCTACCGCCGATGAGGCCTTCCGCAGCTACGCCGTGATGGGCCGCCTGGTGAATCAGGCGCTCCGCGACCCTCGAACGCATCGCCGCCGGGCGGCCTTCAGCGCACGCCCCGATTCGCACCGGTCGGCTGCGCTAGCTAGCACCTCTTCAAGCTCGTAGACCGGCTCCGGCCACTCGACCCTCTCGTCGTCACCGCCACCTGAGACGGTCTTCCACGCCTTTTCCTCTCGGTCGAAGCGGACCTGCATTTAGGCGGCGAGTGGAAGTCCAGAGCTGTTCGCGGACTCGTTGCCCCAGGTGTCCCAGCCGAGTCGCTCTCGGCGGGCGAAGAGCTCCAGGTAGGGGCCGGGCGACGCTTGCTCCACGAGGTCGTAGAAGGCATCGGGCTTGCGCGAATGTTCAAGCTCGCGGGGCCACAGGTAGGCCGTGGGAAGCGCCTCGCTGGTCTGGAGTCGAAGCGAGCCGCGTACGCAGAAGAGCCAGTGCTCGGTAGCGCCACGGAAGTAGTATCCGGTCTTGCGAGAGACACGGCTCGGGTCGCCTGAGCAGGTCTTAACCCAAGTGCAGATCGTCTTCGGCTCGAAGCCCCAGGACCGGGCGATCTCATGTGCCTCCACCATGAAGGCGTTGGTGGTCCAGAGGTAGAGATGGGCGTCTTCGGTGGCCGACTCCCTAACCGGTAAGGCGGCAATCTCGGCAACGCTCATCCGCGGGTACGTGCTCTCGACTTCATGCCCCTTGCGCCGAGCACCGTCGCGCTTCAAGCCCGGCGAGCAGGCTTGCCCTGAGTAGCGCCACGGCGGGTCCGCCACGATGGTCCGGTACCCCTCCACTCAGCAGCTTCCCCGCAGCACACAACCGGCAGCTTTGCCGGTCCCTTCCACCGCCATCACGCGAAGACCGAGAGGTCGAGGTATGCGCAGGCCGGGGCGCCGAGCAAGGCCCAGCCGATGCGCCCGCACGGTCGGCGGTCGGGGTTCTCGATCAGCTGCTCTTCCTCCGGCTTCAGTTTCAGGCCAAGCCGCTCGCAGAGGGCGGCGACAAGCTGGTGCGGGTTGATCGCGTTCTCGATCCAAGGGACCGCGATCAGGTCGAGGTCGCGCTGGCGGCTGCCGTGAACCCCGACCGCGTACCCGCAATCCCAAGCGATCTCGCGCACCTTCTCGATGAAGCGATCCTGCGCGGCAAGGTCGTACTTCATCGACAGGCCACCACCTTGCAGGCGGTCTCGCCGACGCTTTCGACCACACCCTGAGCAGCTTCCCCCGTCTCCCCTACAGCGCCACCGGCTGCTTCGACGGTTTCAGGGAGCGGGTGGGGTTCGGGGGTGGCGGCTTCGCCGGCGGGCGGGCGAATGTCCAGCCCCGTGTCCGCCGACGCGCTGCCGGAATTGCCTTGGGAAGTAGGCGCAGGAGAGGTCTGGGCCGGATTCTGGCCGCCCGGATGTCCCTGCGCATGTCCACCTTCGTTCCCGCCTGAGCCCCCGCCCTTACCTGCTTCAGTTCCCTTCCCGCCGCCCCCACTTGGAGACGGCGAAGGTTGCTGGTGGCCGGTGGAACCGGTCTGTTGGGCATCACCACCCTGGCGCTGCAGTTCGGGCGCACCGTCGAGGTCGACGTCGACATAGAAGCGCTTGCAGTTGCGACCGCGGGTCCCTTCGACCCGCTGGTGGGCGATGCACTCGGCGACGATGCTTTCACTGGCCGCGAGAGCCTGTCGCAGCGTTTCGCAGCGTTTACTCGGGTCCGCCGGATGCTTACCGCAGGGAGTCTTCTGAATCCGCGTCACTTCGTTGTGAACGTTCCGGATGCCGTGGCCCTGACCGACGTTGACGATGTTGGCCGTCATGGCCGCCACGAAGCCGGTCGCGGCTAGCAGGAAGATGACCGCTCCGCGGAGCCGCGCCACCGAGCGGGCGAACTCCGGATCGGAGTTGCGCAGCGCCTTGAGTTTCTCGCTGAAGCTGAGCCCCTCATACGGAGGCATCAGTGCGGACCTCCCTTGAGGATCACCCAGACGGCCATGCCGACCACGCTGGTGCCGACCGTCAGAACGGCCACGGTCAGCCGGTTCATCACCGACGTCATCAGGTCCACCTTCACGTCGCGTTCGCCCTCCCGGACATCTCGGGCGGCCTCTCGCCCCTCGATGCCCTCGAGACGATCTTCGACTCGTTCGAATCGGCGGTTGGTTTCATCGGTCATCGCCTCTCCTTCGGGGCGGGTGGGGGTAGAGGGCTGGGGGCGCTTATGAGCCAAGCCCGAGCGACACGAGCTTGGCGCCGAAGCGTTCTTCGAGGGCGGTCAGGCCTTCCTTCGGCGCGTCGAGGGTTACTAATGCGCTCTTGTTGTCGTCGCTCTTGTTCGGCTGGGTGATCTTGCGATAGGAGCGGTCGGCGGCATCGGGAAACCTCACCTGGTCCCCCGGTTGCACATGCGATGCCGGGCGCCAGATGCCCTTGTCATCCTGCACGTAGCCGCTCAAGGTCGCTTCCCCGGAGTGGTCGAGCTGGTTGGCTTCTTCAAGGAAGCGGGCCGCGGTCTTCACCGCTTCAGTGGGGGTCGAGACGGTGCGCAGTTCCAGCAGATCGCGGCGGACCTTGTTCGCCTTGACGGCTGGGTGATCGGGGTCCGTGATTTCCAGCGCTGCGCTTTCGAACATCGCCCCCGAGCCCAGCGGGCCGGCCGTCTTCGTGGTGCCGTCCACGTCGCGCCACCTGACCATCAGGTCCCGCCAGAGACGGGTGCCGTCCTGGCCGGTCGCCTTGAGTCCCGAGGGGCCTGCGTAGGCCTGCCACTTGCGCCCATAGGTGCCGGGGAAGCGAAGCTGGAAAAGGCGGTCCTCGAAGACGAACCAATCGAGCAGACCGTATTTCGTCAGCTCGTTGACGAGCTGGGCCATCGAGCCGAGGGTGAACCACGCCTGCGTGATCAGGAAACCGTCGTCTTCGATGCTTTCGTCGGTGGCCTTCAGCTCGGTCAGGAGCGGGATCGCGTAGAGCAGCATCTGCTTCGCGTAGAAGCCGACTTCGGGCCAGGTGCCTTGGAGGGGAAGCCCGTGCCTGCCTACGACGCGAGGGAGCCACGCGGTGACGTCGCCCAGGCGACCGGCGTATTCGTTGTGGGCTCGGCGGTCCCGCACCCGGGCATAGCGCATCCCTTCGCTGAGCACGGTGAGAACCTGCTGCAGGGCCGTCGCGCGGTTGTGATCGACGCCTTTTTCGTTGACGGTGAACTTGTCGTCGTTGCCTACCGCGACGTTGCTTTCCCAGAGTTCTTCAGCCGGGAAGCTGGTGAGCTGGTGGTAGTCGTAGTAGATCGCCCCGATGTCGGGGCCTTCGGTGTAGTAGTCCGCCTCCCCGCCGTCGTCCTTTTCCGTCGAGGCATCCAGGCTCGAGAAGTCGTTGATGATCGCCGCCGCTACGTCTTCCGGGTTCAGCGGAGAAGTGCCGGTGGAGGTCGAAGCGTCGAGCTGGATATCTGCTTCAAGGAGCTGCAGCCGCCGCGCCGTGCTCGGCTCACCCCATTTCGAGAGGTCGGAGTCGATGAAGCCGGGTCCGATCTGTCCCTTGTTGTCTTCGAGGGCGGCCTGGTAGCCGACCGCAGCCGGCTCGATCAGCAGCCTGTCGCCGTCGGTCGCCGGCTTCTTTCGCAGTTCGCCCGACCACACGACCTCGCCACCGGGACCCTGTACCTCGATATCGCTGTAGATGTCGAGATCGGGGAAGCTCAGGCGCGGATCGCGGGCAAGGGCGCAGCTCAGCTCCTTGTGCCCCCCGGGCATCTCCCCGCTCATAGTGAGACCGGAAAAGACGTTCTCCGTGTTCGACTCGTCCTGTGCCCAGCGTCCGCCTAGCTCGCCGGTCGCCGGGTTGCGGACTAGGACGGCGAGCTTGTCGGGCGGGAACTCTCGGGTGACAACGACACGCCTTTTGCCACCGAAGGGCCGGAGGTCGGAGGTCGGATAGAGGTCGCTTGAGGGGAAGAGGGCGACTGCCATCTTCGGCTACGCCGGCCCGTACCAGTAGGTGCCATCGCAGACGATCGGGTAGGCACCGTCTGCTCCCGGCGTGACCGTTTCCTTGATTTTCAGGTTTTCGGCTTCGGTCAAGCCCTTCACGAGTTTTGCGGTGCTGCTGAAGATGAGGACGATCCGGTGCCCGGCGAAGGTCGGCGTGATTTTTTTGATTTCGGTAGTGCCGGTGATCTTGTTGACGCTGCCCCTGGTGCTGACCGAGATCGTGTTTGCCGAGGCCGTCGTTTCCATTGCCGCCATTTGAAAGTCGCGGCTGGTCCCGTTCGCGTCCTTGAATTTCAGACGCCCCGTAGAGGTGTCGAGCCACATCGTCTTATTGGGCGCATCCGATGCCGAGGTGCTGATGTAGGTGATCTGCGCCCGGCTGAAGTAAGACGCTTTGCCGATTTTCGTCGGCCCGCCGAGCGTCAGATCCCACTTGATGTCTGCGGCCGGGGTTTCGTTCGTAACTTCGTTGCCGTCTTTGTCGTAGCAACGGGCGCGGATGATCGAGGATTCGCCGTTCGTCGTGAACTTGAATGCGCCTCCGGTGCCGAATTCGTGCATCCAGGGGTCGAGGATTCGTGCCGACGCGCCGCCGTTGAACTCGATCAGCGCCGCATTGGGTTTGCTTGCGCCGTTGAAGATCTCGCCGCCGATCCACCCCACGACGTTGCCGACGATTTCGATCTGTCGTTCGGTGGCGCCCTCGGCGATGCAGTTGACGCAGCTCACGGCGGTAGCGAGGCGATAGCCCGTTTTGGTCGCCGAGGAGAGCGTGGAGTCGGAGCACCAGGAATGACAGAGCTCCATGTAGCCGTTGACGGTCCAGTTGAAGCCGACTTCCTTGCACTGGATCGACTGGCAGTCGAAGAGCGTCGTGTCGTGGGCTTCGATGTTGAAGGCCTTGCCTTCGCAGCCGATGGCGCGGCAGGTGCGAAAGAAGTTGTCGAGGCCGACCGTTTTCTGCTCGGTTTCGGTCGAGAGCTTGATGTCGAACCCGTGGCCGTTGCAGTTGACGGCGAGAACCTTGTCGAAGTACCAGTTCTGTGACTGGAACTTGAAGCCGGCCGAGACCAGGTTGTTGGCCTTGTTCCCGTCGACCAGGAGCTGTTCAACCGCGCCATTCTTCGTCCCGGTTTTTGAGTATTCGTCCCCTTCCACCGCAACACAGTTCGCCCCGTCTTTGACCTTTATGACCGTTGCCGTCCACCCAGCACCGATCAGCCGTACGTTAGGTGGCACCTTGATGGTTTTCGAGGTGATGTAAGTGCCTGGCGGGAAAGACACGATTCCGCCGATGCCCCCGCCAGCTTTGCTCGCGACTTCGACGACTGCCGTGATCGCCGCGTAGTCGTCCGTTTCCCCATCGCCTTTGGCGGCGTAGGCCTTGGACTTGACGTTGAACTCGCCACCGACAACCTCGGCATAGCTCGCGAGGCGTTCTTCAAGGTCGACCAGCGCTTCGGCGTTGACTGGAGTTTTCGAGGTCGGTTTTGCTTTCCCCTGCAGGACTGCCAGCAGGTTCGGCTCGTCTTCCCAAGCCTTGGGGATCGTTGCGGTCATGCGGCGGCAGCCCTCCTTTGAGGACGAGGTGGAGGTTTACGGAGCGCTCAGGAGGCGCTAGGGTGCGGCGCTATGGGAGCGCACGGGTAGTGGCCGAGCCACCCGAGAACAAGGTCGAGGCAGCCGGGGACGCGATGAAGAGCTGCGGCTGCATCCTTATGCTGTTGCCGCTCCTGGCGATCTGCCTAGCGTTCCTCTATGCGGTGGTCAGCAGCGCCTTCCACTGATAGCCCAGAACGCGCTAGGCTGTCCGGACTAAACAAGCGCCCCCGCGACGGGCAAACGTCCGGGGGCCGGCACCAAGGAGGTTGGTCCTCGATGCGACTGAAGACTCTACTGGCGGCACTTCTCGCGCTCGCATTGCTCATCCCGGCCGGGGCGCGCGCCTACACGCCACGGCACGGCAAGCCCTGCCACCACGGCTACAGCAAGCGGTTCAAGCTGGTGAAGAGCGGAAAGCGTCGTCACCGCGTTCGCATCTGCGTGAAGCGCAAACAGGCCGCGTCTCTGGCGCCCAATCCCTCGTCGGCGGCGAAGACCAAGCTCCATGCGCACCTCGATCCGACCTACACGCGCGACCCGCTGGACCCGTTCAAGATCACCTACTCGTTCAGCGCCTCGGCAACCCAGGAAGCCTTCGGGGGAGCAGCTGCCCTAGGCGCTACCGTCCCTGCTGTCGAGGAACCGGCGCCCCTGCCCTCCGGGGTCCTCGCCCTCTATAGCGACGGGAACCTGGAGTGCGCGGTCAATGTTGGCGGCTCAAGCACCGGGAGCGAGTGCCCGGTGCAGTACCCGGCGCTTGGGTCGCACACGGTCACCACGATCTACAGCTCCGGGGAAGAGTCGGCCACTGAAACGGAAACCGAGGTGATCGAACCATTGGCGACGAGCACGACGCTGAGTGTCAGCTATAAAGAACGCGAAAATCCCGTCTTGCGCCGGGAATTTATGGGGCATTGGTTTGCATGGGAACTTGGCGTCCTCGATGCGTCGAGCCATGTCGAACCGCCCAACATAAAACCTTCATTCGGGTGCACTGGAGTGTCAATCTCCGGAACATCCGCGTGCGCTACTGCCCTCGACCGTGAAGTAGTAACAGTCTACGGAATCACTGAATCTTCGTGCGAACCGATCTCATACGTCCAACTTGGTCAGAGTGCGCCGGTTTGGGGCGGCTCTGCGCAGGAATTACCCACCGAATGGGTGGCCGAGAGCCCGAGCTTTGGTCGGGCCGTCGCGAAAGGGGCAGGCTATACATCCTCCGAAGCCATGTCCACGTTGGAATTCGGCAAACCCGAAGTGACATATGGCTGCTAGGGCTATGCCGCCTCTCGCGCGTAGAGGTACGCCGGTCGATAAGACACCTCGACAAGCCCGCTATTCGCACCGCTATCGGCGATCGTTCCTAAGTCGCCACGTGACGGGCTGAGCAATCCCCGGAGTGGACGACCCTCGAGGCCCGAGGGCGGAGCGTAGAGGGAGAAACCGCCGCCTTCTGGGATAAGGCGGCCCCAGATTTCATCGGTCAGGTGTTGCCGGTAGATGCCGTAGCTACTGATCTCCACTGATCGCGTGGCGAAGCACACGCGATTGTCTTCAGGCCCTTCGGTGTAGTAGACAGTGATCGTCACGGCGTCAACTTTCGCGACGGCAGCGGCATTCACTGACTGGGCCGCGACGGCGACCCCGAAGTTGCTTGCGTTTATGTCAGACGCAGACCATTCCTGGCCCCAGAGGTCATGGGAGGTGCCATAGATCTTCGCGGCATCGCTCGTCGGCCATCGTTCGGTGCTGAGGTGCCAGGACCAGCCGATGGCGCCTCCCTTCACGAGCGATACGCCCCAGTCCTCGATGGCGAAGGCAGCCGATCCCTGTCTCTCAACTGAGACCACGATCCCGGCGATGAGAGCGGTGGTGGGAAGAGTGAATCCGAAGCCCGTCGTCTTCAGCCAGTGGCTTACTTCGTATTTGGCGAGTTCGCAGGTGGCGTACGTGTTGTCGGAGGCTTTGGCGTTGCCGACGTTTTCCCATTTCTTTTCGCCGGTGCTCGCATCGTCTTCTACGGCGGTCGGGCTTTTGGTCGACTGAATTTCGGGCGCTTGGTTCGTCTGCGGCGTGGACACTTCCAAGAATTGCTCAACCGGTTCAATGCGGACCCGATCAATACGAATCGTGCCCGACCCTCCCGACGCTTTGGCCAGCAGTCGCCACTCCCATCGCTGATTGCCGATCGCCGCGACTTCGGGACGACACTCGCCGAGATCCACGATCGCCCAGTCCCCGACGAGTGGTGCCGTGACGACCCCGCTGTCCTCAATCCAGGCGGTCTGCCCGAGCGGGCGCCATTCCAACTTCAACTGCACATGCCCGACTTCGCTGCTGGGGTCGAATACGCGGAACTTCATTCGCCGCACGCCGACGTGGGTCATGTGGCCGACTCCGGCGATTTCCGAGTCGAGGATGGTCAGCCACCCAGCAGTGAGGGAGGCGTGTTCGACCACTTCGCCACCGGAGGCACCGGATTTTTCGACCACCGTCGCGCCACCCTTCGGCGTCAGCGCCTCCGCCTCGTAGGTAAGTTCAGCGGTCGGGCCTTCAGAGTAGTCGCGGGACTCCAGCGCGCAGGTGAGCCCGCGGAGAGCGGCGCTGGCGTTTTCGTTCTTGAACCGGATGCGGATAAGGCCCGGAGCGGTGCCCAGGACTTCGGCGATTTCGAACTGGAGATCCCGGACTCCCGATGCTTTCACTTCGGCCGCTTCGAGCTCCGTGGTCGCGTACCAGAAGGGGTGGCGCAAGAGCTTCAGCGTCACGTCGGTTAGCACCTGCTTGTTCGCCATCATCCAGCCCTGCAGGCCGGGGAGAGCGGCGGTATGGACAGGGCAGCCGACCGAGCCCGCGAAGCCGCCGCCGAGGTCGAAGTCGCGCCTGATCCAGTTGCCGCTTTCGCGCTGGAAGAGGCCGACCTTCGCCTCCAGTTCGTGAAGCGCCTGGGCGAGCGAGATGTCGCGGTCGCCGCGGACTACCAGCGGGATCGTGCACTCGATGTTCGGCCAGCGCCGGTCGGTCGCGCCTTCGCCGATCGCCCGCCGCACCATTTCCAGCTGCGCGCTCGATTCTCCGTAGTCGAGCCGGTCGGCCTTCAGGTAGAACGGGGCGCCTAGGTCATTCTCCCCAGGGATGAAGAGTTCGACGCGTTCGGATGCGAACTCGACAGGGTCGAGCGCTAGTGCCTCGGGCACGGGCAGTCCTCCAGGGTCAGGGGCAGGTCAGGGGCGGACGCCGAGCCCGAAGCTTCCGGGCGTCGGGATCGGGGAGCGCGTCTCGTCGATGATCTCCTTGACGGCGACGCGCAGGTTCGGGTCTTTCGAGGTGGCGGTGACGCGGCCGTCGGGATGCACGTGCAGCTCCTCGATCACCAAGGTGGTCGGGCCACTCTGACCACCCAGCATCCGGCGGGTGTCGTCGGCGGAGTGAATGCGGGTGCCGGTAGGGAAGTGGGCGATCTCGGGACCCGCCTCGCCCACTAGGGCAACCCCTCCCTTGGCGAAGGCGCCCATGAAGGGGTAGGTGGCCTGGAACTGCGCCAGGGTGGGGCCGAGCGCGTTGGCGACCGCTTCACGCTGAGCGGCTTGGTGCAGGAGCGATTCCAGGAGCTGTTCGCGCTCGCTCTTTCCCTCCGAGCCGCCGGCGCCTCCCCCACTGCCACCGATCCCGGCTCCCGCCTGCTGGATCTTCAGGCCGAGTTCTTCGATCGAGGACTGGGTGTCCCAGATGGCGCCGCCGAACCGTCCCGCCTTCCGCGGCGGGGCGAGGTCCGAGGCGCCGAGGAGGCCGTGCTGATCGGGCCAGTGGATGCCCTGCACTTCGATCAGCGCGTCCTCGAAGCTCCCGGTGCCCGGGAGAGGCGGGGTGGGCGGAGAGACCGGTACGCCGTTCTTGACGCCGGGGTAGAAGAGGCTGCGGCCTTCGCCGAGGACCGTGCGCAGTTCTTTGTCCTGGGCACGGAGGGTGGGGAGGCGTGCCCGTTTCTTTTCCCGCTCGGCGATCTCTTTCTTCAGCCCGTCCGGCAGCTCTTTGGCTTTCGGGTGCTGCTGCTTGAACGCTTCGATATCAGCCTTGACGCGTTCGGAATAGGCGTTGATGTTTTCGATTTCCGTGTCGACTTCATAGATCTTCCCTTCCCAGTGCCACTCCAGGGCGGAGACCGAGGGCTGGTCTTTGCCGAAACCGAAGTACTCGGCTTTGAGGATCGTGTTGCGCCACTCGGCCTCCTTGCCGAGGATGTCCTGGAAGGCGGGGCGCTCAGTCCCGTTGACGTAGCTTTCGAAGCTCTGCAGATAGGACTTTTCGGCTGCTTCGCGTTGGCTGTCGCTCGCGCTCGCGGGAAGGATCGGTTCCTGCGGCTCGAGACCGACGATCTGTTCGACGTTCTGGCTCGCGATGTTGTAGGCGCGCTGTTTGGCTTCGATCAGCTGCTCGTAGCCGGTGACCTTGCCGAGGCCCCGGTGCAGCCGCTGCGAGAAGCGTTTTTTGACGACTTCCCGGCGCTGCTTGGCGCGGGCGTCCTGAAGCTGCTTGAGGCGGGCTTCCAGGGCGGTGATGTTGTGTTTAAGCACCTGGGCGATCGCTGGCCGGTTCTTTTCCGCCGCCAGTTTGGCCACCCGCCTGTACTGGCCCAGCTCTGCGCGGCGTTTGCCGATCTCCCTTTCGACGCCCTGGAGCGTCTTCGGGATCGAGGGGAAGTGCAGGGAGTCGGTGCGGCAGCCGTGGTAGATGGCCGGCACGTCTTCTTTGTAGGTGTGGGCGACTTCCTGGGCTTTGGTTTCGCCCGGGTTTTTTGAGTCCGTGTGGGTGTAGGGCGGGGTGCGATAGCCAGTGATTGGCCTGCCTCCCGCCGCTTCCCCGATGGTCGATTCGGCGACTTTGTTGGAGAAGTTCCCCGAGATCATCCTGTTGCCGCCGAGGGCGAGCCCGACGTGCCCGGAGCCGCCGATGACAACGACATCGCCATAGCGAGGCGACGAGTCGGCCGTGCCCCAGCCCCCCCATGCCGCCGCCAGCGGGTAGCCCGAGGGAGGCGTGATCCCGTGGGCCTGCATGTCGGCGCCGACGAAGGCTCCGCACCACTCGCCCGGGTAGCCGTAGTCGCGGGTCTGGCCGAGGTGGGCCTGCGCCCACTTGACGACGTGGGTGGCGTCGGCCGGGCCGGCGCTGCCGCTTCGGAGGAAGAGCGGGAGGCTGGCGGTCGACAGTGGCTTGCCGCCGCTCGGCGAACCACCCGCTGCGAGACCGACTAGGCCGCCCTCCTGCAAGAACTGGCCGCGCTGAATCCAACCCGGCCCCATCTCCCGTTCAACCCGTTCGGCGAAGCCCCGGTATCCACGCGGGTAGCGCGTATCGCTATAGCCGGTGAACACCTGCGGCGCTGCCCAGCGGGCGAAGTCGGTTGCGCCACCCTCTCGCTGCCAGCGGTCAAGACCGCCGCGCTGGAAGACATGTGCCCACTCGTGGAGGAGCGCCCCCTCGGCGTACTCGCCGTGCCGCATGAGCTGGTGCATCCAGCCCTTGTCGAAGAAGACCGCTTTACCACTGTCGGTCTGGACGACTCTGCCGACATCGCCATAGGTCCGGGTGAGGCCCTTGGCGAGATAGTCGCCCGGGGGATAGGGCGAGCTGCCAGAGCGGCCGTAGAGGTGTGCGGCCCTACCCCAGATGCTGGTGAGGAGGTGGTCCACCGCGGGCGAAGTGCCTTCGCTGACGCTGCCGCCATGCTGAAGGAAAACGGCCTTGCCGACGGTATCGGTCGGGAACGCTCCGGTCGAGAACCCGAGCTTGCGCACCCCGCCTTCGGTGACATCGATCGCGCGGTTGGTGAACCCGGCAGGCCCCAGATCGGTGATCGGCAGCACTGCGGTGTGGCCGTTGATCGAGAGGCGGATGTAGTCGGGGTGCCCGGCCAGCGAATCGGCCATGAAGCCACGGGTGATCTTGTTGTCCCAGCCGCTTTCGGTGCCAGGGTGCAGGTTCAGCGCCACCCCGGGTCGGGAGGTGTTGCTGCCCCCGGCCGTGGCACCGCCGCTGAACCACGAGACCTTGCCGCTCAACGAGTGGCCGTTGTAGGAGTGGGAACTGTCCGTCGTGCTTTTGGTCTTCTGCCTTGCGAGCACCGACTCCGCGCCCTTGAACACCTGATGGATCGCCGCTTGCCCGATCGCCGCCAGCGGGCCGGCCGGGCCGGCCAGCTGCGGTTCGGGTCCGAGGTGGCCGCCTTTCTGGAAGCGGGGCACAGAGGCGTTCATGGCGGCGAGGTTCCCGGCGCCGATGCGGCTGACTTCGTGCGGCATGAAAACCCGCTCGCCCGGCTCGAGGACCACTGGGACGTGCCCGCCGCTCTGCAGGCCGTAGGCGCGGCTCGCTTCGCGGTTCATCACGAAGGAGTTGGCCGGCACGACGGTGCGCCAGGAATCGCCGGATCCGGTGCCCGGGACCGTGAAGCCGCCCGATTGCCGACCGAGGAAGGCAGCTGCGAGGTCGATCCCGGTCGTCGCGATCGCCTTCAGATCGAACGTGACCTTTTTCCCGACGCCCAGGCCTTTGAGGGCGCTGTTCAGGTTCTGACCGAGGATCCCCAGGCCTGAAGAAACGGCCATGTCCATCGACCCGGCGCTGACTGCGACTTCCTTGGCCATCAGGAATGCGGCGGCGGCCGTTTCTTTCTGCCCGATCTTCATGTGGGAGACGATCGAGCGGTTGACCTGGCCCGCCGTGTGTTCCATCCGGCGCAGCTTCCCTTCGGCCTGCCGCAGGTCCAGACCGCTATAGGCGCTGCTGGCTTCCCTGATCGCCTGGCGAATTTCGCCGACCTTCTGCTTCTGGTCGGAGATGACGCGGTTCAGCGCCCGGCCCTGTTCGCCGAAGCGGTGCTGGACCGGAGTCATGTCTTCGAGCGAACGCGCCCATTCCACGTTGCGGTTTTTGGCCGCCCGGATCGCTTCGGCGTAGTCGGACTGGTAGTGGGCGAGACGTTTGAACGACTGGTTGGCGGCTTCGGTGAGGTTCTTCGAAGCCCCTTCGGTCCTCATCCGCTGGCGAAGGCGTTCGATGTGGCGTTCTTCGACCGAGATCGCGACGGCGGAGGAGTGGACGACTTCGCCGATCGCCTTGCCGTGCTGCTTTTCGAGGAAATGCAGGTTTTCGAGCGCCCTGCGCTTGTCGTCAATCGCTTCGCCCTGCCGGCGGAACGCTTCGAAGACCCGCGTTTCGGCACGAAAGACTCCCAGCGAGCCTTCCTTTCCGTGCTTGCGGGCATCGGTGAGCCGTTCTTCGGCGTGACGCAGTTCATGCGAGGTGCGGTGGACGTGTTCCTGGGCTTCAGCGACGCGGACCTGGACGCCCTTCAGGGCCTGGGCGCTGTCGTGCTCGTTGCCGAGGGCACGGGCCACGCTCTGCGCCGACTGGGCCATCTGCGCCTGCAGCGGCGTGAGCTTCTTCGTCGGCTCGAGCAGGCCGCCGATGAAGGAGCCGATCCCGGCGCCGACCATCGCCCCCTCGGGGCCGAGAAAGGCTCCCGCGATCCCCCCGACAACGGCGCCCCCCGCCTTGAAGCCGACCCCTTCCCAATCCCCGTGCAGGCCTGAATCGACGACGTTGACGAGTCCGGCCCCTGCGATGGCGACCGGCAGCGCTTTGACGAGTCCACCGCCGAGAGCGCGGGCCGCGTCGGTGCCGAGCATGCGAAAACCACCGAGCTCGCCGCTCATTGCCAGCGAGGAGGCGGCTCGCAGGTCGCCGAAGAGGGCGCCCCCGGCCTCCACGGCTACAAGCCCGGTCATCGCCTCGCGGAGGGTGCCGACTGCGGTGATCAGCTTGCCGGTGACGATCAGGCCTCCCGCCAGGCCGATGCTGATGAGCCCAGCCTCTACGGCTGAGCTCTGCAAGCCCGGAGGCATGGACGAGAAGGCGTGCATCGCCCCGTCGGCGAAGTGCGCGAGATGTTCAAACCCCGGCACGACTACCGGCAGCAGCGAGCCGCCGATTTCCACCATGTCGGCCTGAATGGAAGACCAGGCCTTTTCGAGTTTCACCGCCGGCTGTTCGTTCGTCCGTTTCACCGCGTCACCGAAGCGATCGGTGGTGCCTTTGATCTGCTGCATCTTCTGCTCGTAGCGGTCGAGCTGATTTAGCAGCACCAGCAGCACACGGCCGCGGCCACCGGGGAGAATGTCGCCGAGCACGTGTCCGGCCTCTACGCCCTCCCGCCCACCTGGGAGCTTGTCGAGATGCTCCCGCAGATCGGAAAGGGCCGTGAGGAGACCGTGGTGCTTGTGCATGTCCACGGCGAGCGAGGACCCGGTGAGTCCGATCGACTTCAGGGCGCCCTTGGCCTTTTCGGTGGGATTCGTCAGGAAGTGAAAGGCGGTCGCGAGTTGTGCGGACCACCCGGAGACGTTGTTCGTCTCGTCTCCGAAGACGGCCAGAGCGCCGTTGATGTCCTGGAGGCTGAGGCCGACCTGCTTGGCCGAGGCGAGGACGCCGGTTCCGAGGGCATCCACCAACTGCGGGAGGCGGAGGTCGCCAGCGCCTACGGTCGCGTTGACTTCGGCGACGACCCGCTTGAAGTCTTCGGCCCCCTTGATGTCGGTGAACCACACCTGCGACAGCGTCTTCGCGGTTTCTTCGACGTCGGCGCGGCCAACCATCGCGAGCTTAGACGAGGCCCGTAGGGCATCCATCGCCTTCTTGCCTCGCAGTCCGGCTCCCTCGAGCCGGAACAGGGCGTTCGCCAGCTCGGTCGGTCCTTGCGGGGAGTTGCGGGCGAGACCGAGGACCGATTGTTCGAGGCGCCCGACTTCCTTCTGGGTGGCGCCGGCCTGGGTGTGGATCAGCTCCATCGCCCGCGTGTAGTCCATGCTCGCCTTCCCGGCCGCGTAGCCGAAGAGGCCCAGCGGAACGGTGGCTAGGCCGATTGCCTTGCCGACTCCAGTGATCGTGCGCCCAGTCGCCTCCATGCGCTTGCCGGCGCTGACGACGCGTTCGCTGCTTCCGACGACGCGACCTAGCGAGCGGTCGGCGTTGGCGGCCGTGGCCGCGAGCTGGCCGTCGAACTTCGCGAGGCTCGCGCTCGCCGGGCCGGTCTGGGCCTCGACGATGACGCGCAACACCGCAGCGGCGTTCACGACGCCGCCCGGCGCCTGGAGTTGGAGGAAGGTCTACGATGCAAGTTCCGTGACTCCAGGTCGGAGAGGGGCAGTTACGTGGGCCTACTGAGAGGCCGGGAAAAGCAGCGCCGCTCGACACGCCCGGTCGCCGTAGGCGAGGGAGACGTAGAGGTCCACCTCCTCGCCGTCGCGGGCAAGAAGGTGCCCGTGATCGAGGTGCTGCGAGCGCGAATGGCGCTTCGTCTCGGCGCCGCTCACGCGGTGGTCGAGGAAGCCCCGACGATCATCGGCCGCCACCTGGAGGCCGATGTCGCCGAGGGCTTCGCCCGGGAACTACGTGAAGCCGGCGCCTCGGTGGAGCTACTCTCAGTGACCGAGAGGCCCCTTCGAGTCGTGCGCTAGCGCCCTAGCTTTCGGCCCTGCGCTTTTCGCGTTCGCGGATGAAGAGCTGCCAGGCGCGGAACTCATAGACATCCATCCGCTGTTCCAACTCCCCGACGGTCATCCCCAGCTCGATGGCCAGTTCGAACCGGAAGGGGATGTCGGTTTCAGGAACCGCGAAACTCGGTCGCTAGAGCGCGGCCCTCCTCCTCGCTGGCGCCAGCCAGGTTGGCGCAGCCCCGGTAGATCCGGCTCATCGTCGGCGCTGGCCAGTCCTTGACGATCTCATGCCATTCGGACTTGCTGAGATCGGGGTCCGCGCAGTAGGTCGCGAGCAGGTCGGCGATGACCTCGGGGCTCGAGATCCCGTTGTCCTTGCGCTCGTCAGAGGCCCGTTCGAGGGCATGGGTGTGGTCGATGCTCGGCGTGCGCAGAAGCACGCCCGCATCCTTCTCTCCCAGCTCGGGAAGCGGCAGCTCTTCCTCGGCGAAGTTGAACTTCGCCTTGGCCTTGAGCTGCTCTTTGGTCAGTCGTTTCACGAGGTCAGTTCCTTACAGCCTTCGCCGCCGGCGGGTTTGAAGGTGCAGTCCGTGGTCTCGGCCGAACCGACCTGCCCGTCGAGCGGGGTGTATTCCGGCAGGATCGCTTCTTCGATTTCCCAGCCGGGGTTCGTTTTGGAGACCGTCCCGGAGGCGTGGAGGACTTTGATGGGGAAGGGCGTGTTCGAGCCCTGGAGCGGCGCCAGCGTCCGGTTGACGGAACCTTCCTCGTGGTCCTGGAAGAAGGTGACCTGGATCGAATCGTCGCTGATGCCGAGCAGGGTTTCTTTCGATTTCGCCCCCATCGCCGTCACGTCCTGTTCATCGGCTTTTTTCGGGACGGTGACTTTCTGGACGTGGTCGCTGAGGTCGACGCCGTTGACGAAAACCTTGGCGTCACGGAGGATGCTCTTCGCCATTACTGGCTCTCCTTGTCTTTCTTGTCACCGCTCGCCGGGGCGGGGGTGACGGGGGTAATGGCGCCGCTCTCTACGAGGCGGGCCTCCTGATTTGGGTCGGTGAAGTCGTTGGAGGTCAGCCGCTCTCCCTGGGCGCGCCCAAGGACCGCCTGCCGGCCCGTGACTTCGTAGGACTTCGCGGCCTTGGCTTGCGCCATCGGGCCTCCTTTCGTGCATGGAGCGCCCAGGTCGGGCGCCCGGATGAAGCGCCGCCCTAGGCGACGTAGTCGAGCTTGAACTCGGCGCCCAGGACGGGGCCGTCAGGGCTCGGGTAAATCCGGTAGCCGGAGTGGCCGATGACGTAGACCTCGGCGACAACGCCTCCTAGGCTCACGTTCGCCTCGAGGGTGGCCCGCACAGAATGCTCGCCGTCGGGCTCGAGCAAAATGTCGAGCAGCTCCTCGGCCTCGGGGGAAGGGGGGCCGACCGTGACCCCCACGATCAGGCGCTTGGCCGGGTCATTGTCGTAGTTGGCCTCGCCAAGCGCGACCTTGACGGCGCAGGGAAGCTCAGAGAGTTGGCTGGCGACTGCACGGCGGATCTCGGTCAAGGTGCTCACGGTTCAACCACCACCCGGTAGAGGCTGCCCCGGTGATAGATGGTCTCGCCGGAATCGTCCTCGGAGTAGGGGGGCATCCCCGACTCGCGCAGGCAGAAGCGAAGAGACGGGCCGGTGATTTCGAGGTCGGCGTCGTTCAGGATCTCCGCGCACCTGGTGTTAATGTCCTCGGCCCCCTCGGCGTCGAGGCCGCGGCAGACGCCCTTCACGAGCCAGAGCATCTCTTCGAAGGCCGGGGGGCCTTGCATCGTCCACGAGGGGCGTTCAGGACTCTGCAGGCGGAAGATCGCGTAGGGGTACGCAGCGTCTGCGGGTGCCTTGTCGTGGTGGATTTCCCCGGGCTTGGAGAGCAGCGCGGCAAGGGCTTCGTCCTCTACCAGCGCTTCTCCGATCGCCTTGCGCACAGAATCCATCAGCCGTAGATCCTTGAGACATCGACGAGGAAGGGGCTCCGGCTGGCCTCGGCGGCCGGGGTGAGATAGGGGCGGGCGCTCATGCCGGCCCAGCCTGCGGAGTAGGTGATTCCGTCAGGCTTACCCTCGAACTCGCTCTCGGCGCCGCGCTGGCCGGTCCCGTACTCGACGAACACGCTGTATTCGACGTTGGTCCCTACTTCGCCGGAGGTGCCCTCGACGTGGGACTCGATGCTGCCGACGAGGTTGCCCGTAACCACAGAGCCGTTGGCGATCAGGTTCCGCTTCGCGTCGGCCTCGATCGCCATGCAGGTTTTCGATACGGCCACCTCGGCCTTTACCTCGGCCTCGCCGATGATGGCAGGGATCCGGGAGTCCAGTACAGCGGGCATCAGGCCTTCTCCCTTGCCTCGACTTCGCGCAGGATCTCCAGCGAGCGGCGTCGAAGCGCCGTCACCTCGAAGCGCCCGCGCCCTTCGACCTCGATCTCATTGCTCTCGTCGACCTCGGTGCCCGCGGGCAGGGTGATGACGTGAGTGGTGCGGGCGTCGACCCGGTCTCCGGCGGGTTTCGGCATTGCCCGGGCGCCCGTGTACTCGCCGCCTTTCAGGGGCGCGAGGCCACATGGGATCGGCCCGCTTTTGGTCTCGGAGACCGTCCGACCACCGGCGCCGTTCGAGGCCGAGGTGCGGCCGATGATGTAGCAGGTGTCTGGGAGAACGCCTGCCGCCTGCGTCGCCGCGAGCGCCGGGGAGATGCCGAGCGTCACGGCCTACCTGCGACCGGATTGTCGAACTGCCCGCGCCGGAAGTTCCCCGATTCGAGATCTTCGTCTTCGGCGAAGCCTTCCTTGCGTGTGCGGCTCATTCCGCCCGAGTAAGGCGCGTGGGAGCCGTTGGCAAGCGAGCGCAGCTCCTTCGCGCGCACCGCGAGGGTCTTCGCCTGCTGGGAGTAGGTGAGCTTGACGTCGCCGGTGGCAACATCGGCCTGCTGGGCGTAGCGGCGGGCGACGATCTCGCAGCAGCGGGCGGCAGCCCCGACGGTGCCGCCCTCCTCGGCGAGGGCGTAGGCGATCTCGTCGTCTGAGACGAGCTGCGCTGCTTCGTCGGTGTCGGGGATCTCGAAGCGGACGGCGTCCTTGTCGCTGGCAGCGGGGTTGCCCGAATAGCTCCAAGCCATCTCAACCCCTCCCCAGCATCCCCGGGGCGATCGAGGCCGGACGGTATGAGGAGTCGACCAAGCGCAATTTCGACCAGTCGATTTCGGCGAGAAACAGCGATGGTTCCGTGCGCAGCGCAGCGCCGGCTCCACCGACTTTGTTTTCTGGCCCCTTCCAGCCGTCCTTGCCGTAGGTTTCGCTGCCTTCGCGGGTGGATTCACACTGGCACTTGAAGGCCCCGTTGCCGCCCTTTTCGGTCGCATACATGCCGTAGTCCCGGATCGCGACGGCGATCGCCTTGGCAACCGGGTCTTCAATCGAGGTAAAGGTCATCGAGGACGGGAAGGTGAAGCAGCTTCCGAGCTGAAGCGCTGCGGGGTCAGAGGTCGTGTCGGTGCTGTCGTGCTTGTGGGCGGGCCAGCGGTGGGAATTGCGCTCGTAGCCTTCGGTGACCTGGAAGCGAAGGGCGTGAGGGATGTAGCCGGCGCGCGCCTCGTCGGCCGTTATCAGCAGAGCGCCCAGGAAGTTGCCCGAGGCAGAGCCTCCCCATGCTTTCGATTCGGTGACCCCCGCCCGTGAGCTCGTGTCGAAGTAGCCCGGGTTGGTCGAAACGTTTTCGCAGAAGCCCGCTTCCTTGCAGTGCCAACCCCGCTGTTCTTTGAATTCAGCCGAGAGGTTGGGTAGCCCCGTATTCGGCCCGTCCTCGGGAAGGTGGCGCATCTTCCAGAAGTCCCAGTACCTGTTCGTGGAGGGCTGCCAGATCGCTACGTGGTGATCGCCGTCCGTGCCGCCGGCGGCGAGCCACGGACCTGGAGCTTTGAAGGCGGGGGGAATAGGGACCGCTTCCAGCATCGCGACCTTCGCGGCTTCCGGTTCTTCCTTGTCGAAGAAGACTTTCTGCGTAGGGACGTTCGGCCCCACGATGTAGAGCCGACAGCTCCAGTTCTGGTAGTTCAGAGAGGTGGGTTTCGAGTGCGCGGCCAGCGTTGCTACCACGGCATCGGAGGTGGGGTCGATCGGGACGTCGGCCGGAAGCGGCTGGTTGATGAACGAGTTCGGCGCGAACATCTATTCGGTGGAGTGGACCTGGAGGATCGCCGAGGGGAAGGTGAAGCTGGCCGCTGGCGCGCCGCTCAGCGTGTATCCCGGCACGTAGATGCCGTCCGCCGGAAGGTCGAAGTCCGCTGAGACAAACCGCGCTTCGGATTCTTTGGCTGGGGTCGTGATGTCCGCCCCGGAGCCGGTCACGGCGGCACCCAAGGTGCTGGTGGCCGATCCGGAGAGTTTGTAGAGGCTGACCGTCGCGGTTACCCCGGGAGCGACTGAGCCCGTTTTCCAGACGCCGAGAATCCGCAACTTGGTTTTCAGTTCCCCGATCGCCAGGTCTTCGGCCTTCAGTGGGTAGAAAGGAAATGCGTTGGTCGTGCCAGGCGTGAACGTGGTGGTGTCCTGGCTGCCTGGGATCAGGAAATATTTGGTGCCTGCGCTCGCGGCAGACGTCGCTCCCTTGCCACTAGTCGTCAAGAGGTTCCTGTAGCGACCGGCGAGGATCATCAGGGCATCGGCTACTGCCTTGCGGGAGGCGGTTTCCGAGTTTCCGGCCGCTGAGGTGAAAGGCGATGCCGTAGTCAGCGAACGCAGGGACGGCGTTCCTGCCACGCCATCAATGATCGCCGCCGCGATCTTCGCCAACGTCACTGACCCGTCCGCGGGGATGCCGGTCGTTTCAAAGAAAATCGGGGCGCTCGGTTTCTGCCCCACGTAGATGCCGATGACCTGAGTCCCTGCTTCATTTAGCCGGACATAGAACCGGCCGAGAGGCAGCGATGACCCCTGGGCGGCTTTGCCGACTTCCGCCACTCCAGCGGCGACGAGGGCGGCAAGGCTCACGTCGTCCGCCTTCAGCACCTTCCCAGCTTCACCAGCATTGCCGGCGATGGCCCCCTCGAGTACAGAAACGGAGTCAGGATTCGAGACCGAGCCCATCTCAGATCTCCGAAAACGTGACGAGGTTGGAGGCGCCCTCCGCGATTGCGGTGATCTCTCCCGTGTAGTTGTCGATCACCGCATTGCCCCCTTCGGGGTTCAGCATGATGCCTTCTTCTTTCGCTGCGGTCGGACCGAGGGCGAGCCACACGCGGCTCGCTCCCCGGTTCGTGATGTAGGCGGCAATGCGCTTGCGGTTGGGGGCGAGGAGCTCGGCCGAGGAGGTGCCGACGCTCGCTTTGCCCTTCGGCTGGGCGGCGGTGTCGCTGGTCGATGAGCGGGTCCACTGGGGCATTGCCTACCGCCTTCCTTACTTGCCTTTGCCCGAGGCTTTGGCCTTGGGTTTCGCGGCTGCCCTGGATTTGGAGGACTTGCCTTTGCCCGAGGCTTTGGCCTTGGGTTTCGCCTCCTCGCTGATGACAACCAGCTCCCCCTGATGGGTGACGATCGCCGAGACCGGCTCGGCCTCGGTTCCCTCCGGCAGGATCTCCTTCTCAGCCACCTCGGCACGCTGCTGATCGCTAAGCGCGAGCGGCTCGCCGGTGGTGGCGTCGAGCGGCCACCCTGCGGTGATGCCAGGGGTGACCTCGTCGGGGACCTCGACCGGGGCAGGCGGCTCGGTACCGCCACCCTCCAACTCGCCGATCCGTTCATGGGCGGCGTCGAGCTTCTCCTTCAGCTCCTTGGCGTGCTTCGCCAAATCGTCGTCGGAGAGGTTCTCCAGGTCGCTGGTCTCTGCGATCAGCCCGTGGGCAATGAGGGACGCGTAACTGCGCCCCTCTTCACCCTCCGGTACCGGCTCGCCCGGCATGATCGTGTCCTCCCCCCAACGGAGGCGCTTGAGGGCTACGAAGCCCATCAGGACACCACGTTGTGGAAGAAGACGCCCAGCTCCGGAGCCACGACCTTCATGTCGTAGGCGCAGCGGACCTGGAACACGTCGGAATGCGCTAGGTCCTCGCGGCCACGCTGGATGACGCCGCCGAACGCGTTAGTCGCGCCCGGGATCAGGCCCGTCCAGGCGAAGATGTAACCGCCCGAGGGCTGGTCAATCGCCGGGTTCGGCGCCGAGTAGACGAGCAGGGCGTCCTTGCGGCCGACGATGAAGTCGATCGCGTCAGCGGCGCCCTCCTGCGCGGTGTTCTTGATCGAACCGGGGATGACTACCCGTTCGACGCCGAACAGCTCGGCGAGGATCTCGGCGGTGACGATCCCCCGCTGGGTGTACTTGATCCGGTCCTTGACTTCCGGGTGGTTCTTGACCACGCGGAAGACGTCGCGTCCCAGCACCAGGGTGTTGGGGTCCATGCCCGTCGCCCCGCCGAGGCCGTCCCGCTCCTCGTCGAGGAATTCGACCGGTTCGGTGCCCGACTGGTCGAACTGGAGGAACTGGCCCGCACCGGGCGAGGAGCTTGCCCCGGTCAGGTCGGTGCCCCAGACTCCCGTGCGGAAGTAGGCCGAGGCCCAGTCGGAGTCGCGGTGGACCATCATCTGTTCGGTCAGCAGCCGCATCCCGGCCCGGTCGGGGTCGAGCGGCTGGTCGGCGTTGGCCCGCAGGCGATCGTCGAGTTTGTACTCCAGGCCTTCCTCCTCGGCGAGGTAGGTGCCCTGTTCGACGTCGAAGTTGGCCTGGTTGGGCCGGCCGCCGAGAGGCCGCGGGGCTACCTCGTCGCGCCAGAAGTGGCCCTTCGGGTAGATCGAGTATTTGTCGGACTGTTTCGACACCGGCACGATCGGGAAGACCTTGTCGGCGACGAATTTCGAGGAGTCCTGGACGAACGCGACCGAGAGGTTCGTCAGGTACTGGTCGATGTGCAGATCGGAGGGCGTAGCGTCCTTCCGGATCTCAGTAACGGCTCCAGCCATGGTGATTCTCCTTCTGTAGCTGGGCCGCTCTTAGGCGCGGCCAGCGGTCGGGGTGGCCCGGAAGGCGGCAAGCTCTCCGGAGGCGGCTTTGGCGACGGCGTAGCCGATGACGCGGGTGCCCTGGGTTTTGACTTTTTCGGCTTCGAGGACCGTCGCCGTCGCCGGGACGACGTGGCCGCTCGCGTCCGAGGACAGGAGCTGGTTCGGTTTCACCGTGGCGCCTGCGACGCACTTGACGCGGCCGGCAACCGCGTAGGTGCCCTGTTGGCCCTGTTTCGGCTTGTTCTGGAGGACGAAGCCGACCTCGCCGGCTCCGGCTTTCACCAGTTCGCCCGCTTCGTTCAGCTTCACGAGCGTGAACTGGCGGCCGGAGAGGTCTTCGGCCGCGGGCGCGGTTTCGAGGTCGAACTCGTCGAGCTTTTGAGTTGCCATGAGATGTTCTCCTTCTGCCTAGTCGGCGGCTTTAGCCGCGGACCTCGGCGAGGTAGCGCTGCTGCAGGTCGGGGTCGTCCTCGAAGGCCTTCTCAAGCGCCTGCTCCTGCGAGAGCTTGGGGTCGGACTTGCGGATCTCCTCTGCCTTCTTGGCGGCCTCGTCGTAGGCGCCGCTGGGGGTGACGGAGCCGTTGGCGCCGGCCTCCTTGAGCAGCTCGCTCTTGGCGACCTGCTCGTCGGCGGCTTTGAGGACGCGTTCCAGCTCCTCGAAGTCGGCCTTGTCAAGCTTCTCGCTGGCCGCCTTCAGGATCGGGCCGAGCTTCGCGGGCTCGACCGTGAGGGCCTTGAAGTCCTCGGCCTTGGCGATGAACTCCTTGTTCAGGCGCTCGTCGCGCTCTTCCTTGGCGAGTTCGTGTCCTTCGGCGGCCTTCTCCTCCGCCTTCTGAGCCCGTTCTTCGGCCTTCTGAAGGGCGGCCTTGGCGGCGGGAGAGAGATCCGCCTTCTCCAGCTCTGCCTTTTCGGCGGCCTTGGTGAGGGCGTCCTCGACCTCCTTGACGACCGACTCCTTGACGTCGGCGCCCTTCAGCGCAGTGACGAGCTCGTCGGCGGACTTGGCGGTCAGGGTCGGCGCTTCGGCCTCCGGTAGCTCGAGGCCCGCGGCCTTGACGACCTCGGCGACTGCCTCGGGGGTGAGGTCGCTCTTGTGGGCGGCCAGCAGACGGGCAGCACCCGAGAGAGCGAGGGCGGCGGCGGCGGAGTGCTCGGCCTTCTCGACGAGCTTGCCGAGAGCGTCTTCGTTCTCGACGGGATCGCCGAGCTGGTCGAGCAGCTCCTTGGTGAGTTTCGACATGGGGTGTCCTCCTTGGGACTGATCGCGCTTCCAGATCAGGAAGCGATTGGGCTCGGACTGCTCGACGGGGTCGCGAACCGCAGCGCGGTCGACGAGCGACACCCACTCGACGTCGAGATCGGTGAGTTGGGGCATGTGGCCTCCTTGGCCACGGAAGGGCCGGGGAGAGGGGGTAAGAGCTAGGGGAGGAGCGGCGGCTGGTTGACCGGCGGCTCGATCACTGCATCGGCGGGAACCTCGTTGGCCCACCACCATTCGCCAGGCCGAGGTCGACCGAGAGCTTGTAGTGCAGGTCATCGTGAAGGTAGGTGTCGCCGGTCTGCTGCGGATGCATGGCCGCGCAGAGGATCGTCCCGTCGGGTCGGATCCGAACGGCCACAGCGCTACTCGTGCCGGGTGCCGGTGCCGCCGATCGAGAAGCCGGTCAGCCCGCCTTCGCAGACCTGATTCCAGACTTCGGGATCATCGACCCGGACTGCTATCACCCATGAGCCCTTGAGGACGGGGCGCCCGGCATATTCCATGTCCGCTGGGGCGATGAAGCTCTCGACGGGCACAACTGCGACTTCCTCCTCGGCGTGCTGCACGTCGTGCTTGCGCGATTCGGCGAGGTAGCGGTGCGCGGCGGCTTCGATGCACTCGGGCTCCTGCCAGTCGCCCTGGGAGTCGGGGACGTGGGGCTGCATGACGACGCCGTAGACGATCCGCTTCGCGTCGTCCTTCCAGAGGGGGACCGTCAGCTCGCGGTGATCCTCGTCCTTCCACACCGCCTCGGGCGTCTCGGTCTTTCGGCGATGGGTGATCGAGTCGACGGCGCGCCGGAGGCGGCTGGCCTTGGCGACGCCTTCGAGCGGGAAGCTCTGGCGCTGTCCCGCCAGGCAGACCGTGACCTCGCCGAACTTCAGCGGTACGTTCGGCACGTCCGGCTCGATGTGGTCGTAGGCGAGGGTGATGTGCGGGGTGAAGCCGTGCTCTGAACCCAGCTCGTAGCCCGCGCCATTCAGCGCTTCGACGACGCGGTGCCGGAACTCCGAGAGGCCCGGCACATCCGGGCTGGCGTAGGTAACCGGTTCCTCGCCTGCGGTGAAGTGGCCGACGCCGGAGATGTCGCCGCTCAGGGGCGTGGTCGAGAGGGCGACACCTTGGACGACCGCTGCTAGGCGCTCGGGGTCCTCGATCTCCGCCGCTTCGCCGAGGTAGGCGAGCGTGATGTGTAGGTCAGCCGCAGGTTCCCCGTCGGGGACCGCGAGCTGTTGGGCCACCTCGGGCGCGGGGTACAGCGCCACCATCGCCCCGGTACCCTTCTGGGCCTTCGTGAGGACCGAAGACGACGCCTTTTCGACAGGCCTGCCGTTGCGGCTGACCAGCACCCAGCCCTCCCCGGAAGGATTGCCCTCGTCGCTCACCTCGACGTTCTGCACCTCGCTGATACCGGAGAGCATTCGGTGGATCTCAGGGCCGTTTTCGTCCGCGTCCCCGGCGACATAGTGGACGGAGCGAGAACGGGGGTTCCAATACAACTGCCCGTAATCGACCGAAGGCGCAGGAGGCTTGAAGTCGATGACGGCCTGAGGCACATTCGCCGCCGGACTCGCCATGCGATCAGCTTTCCCTCAGACCGCGAGCGACCTCTTTGCCGCGTTCCTGGGCATGGCGGTACGCCTCGCGCTCCTCTGCGGTGCGACCTGGCGTACCGAACGGCTCGGGGCGGCGAAGGTCTAATCCGTCCTCGAAGCCTTGGCGCCGGGCACGCTCAAGATCGAGTTCACGTCGGAGTCCGAACATGCCCTCAGACCCGGAACGCCCGGAATTTCAGTTTGTTGTGGGCCGGGTTGACGTTCACCGAGCCGTTGCTCTGGTTGAAGACCTGGGGCGGGAACGGCCCGATCCATTTCGTCGCGCCGGCGGCCACCGTGACGGTGTCCTCTTCGACGTTGATCCCGCCGACCGTCCGGGGCGTGGAGATCGTCACCGCATGGGCGGCTTCGGAGTCGCTGTTCTGGACTTCAAGGATCACGTCGCCGTCATTGGCTTCGACCACGTTGTTGTTGACCGTGTCGCCGGCGACCTGAGCGGCGGGTTCGACTCCGGCAACGGTCACCTGGGTGACGGGGATTGCAGTGCGGGCCACGATGGGCTCCTTTCGAGGGAGTGCAGCGGGTAGGGACGACTTGGGATCGTCAGCGGATGCGGGGGCCGAAGCCGGGGAGGAACTGAAGCGTGCCCTGGGGGTGCTCGTCAGCCGCGATCGATTCGGCTTCTTCGAAGCTGACGACTTCGCCGCAGCGGGCGACGCACTCGGGGTCTGAGGAGGCGAGGAGGCCGTCGAGCAGTTCGACGTTCATGACTTCCGGGTGGGCCTTGTAGGAGGCGAGGGCGATCTGCCGCTGGGCGTTCGCGGTCTCGGTGCGGGCGAGGAGCTGCGAGCGGTAACCCGCCCCGGCCTTGATGAACCGGCCGCCGGGGACGTACTGGCGGATCCGCTCGGCGGCTTCGGCCCATCCCTCCCCTGCTTCCCGGGCGTCGGCGAGGGCCTTGTAGATCGAGCCGCGGAGCTGCTTTTCGATGTCGAGCATCCCGACCCGTAAGCCGCCTTCGCGCAGGATGTCCGCTCGAGCCTGCTTCGTGAGGTTGAAGTCAACTGATCGTCCGAGGGCGCCGAGTTCCTCCTTGAACGCCTGGATCATCGAGTCAGCCACCGCCCCATAGTGGCCGTGGTAGGCGCGGGCGAGCTTGCGGGCGAACTGCGCGGCGCCCACCTCCTGCATGATCTGGTCGGCCACCGTCTGCTCTTCGGGGGAGACTGAGGCCGCCTTGCGAGCGAGCCGCGAGTAGGCGTTCGCCGCCTCCTCGCCGAAGTCCCGCAGCGCCGAGTTCATCGATAGCTGTAGGTGGCGCTCGTGGTGGCTTGCCACGTCGAGGTAGCGCTTGCCGAGCTCGGGCGTCTCCACCTCGGCGAGCCGCAGGCTCACGGGGTCTGCACCCTCGGACTTCGCCGCCTCCACGGCCGCAGGGGCGGGGAGGCCGGCGCGCTGGTAGATCGCTGCGAGCAGGTCGTTGTCGGGGAAGACGACGGCGCCGGCGGCGGCCAGTCGCTCCAGGAGCTGGGCCAGAGCGTCGAGGTCGACCCGCCGCACCGTTCCCGGGCGGAGCTGGGGCGGGTCGTCGATGCTCATCCCGTTCAGCGCCAAGAGGCGCGGGATCGCGTAGCGATTGAAGACAGCGGCGACCGCTTCCATGACCGTGTCGACGAAGGAGCCAAAGATGTCGGCCTTGGCGTCGACCATCGCGTAGGAGCCGACCTTGTCCTGGCCCGTCAGCAGCATGTCGGCGAGGACGGAGGTCGCGATGTCCTGCCGGTAGCGCTTGATGATCTCGTTGGTGTCGAGCTGGCGGGAGCCGCCGGTGGTGAGCAGCTCCAGTTCCCAACCCGCAGGCTTGACGATCCCCTCATCCTCGTCGCGGCGGATCGTGGATACGACCTCTTCGGCCGCTTGGCGGATCTGCGAGTTCGCATCGGAGTAGAGGTCGAAGCTTTCCGGCGGCGTCATCACCGGGATCCCGGCTAGGTCGCGCTCGACCCCGATCGCCTCAATCTCTTCGATCGTCTTCTTGCGGAACCAGGCGACGTAGGCGTTGCGGAGGATGGAGCGCCCCTCGGGGTTCCCCTTGGCGGTGCGGGTGCGGAAGAGAAGCGCCTTCTGGATGGGGATCAGGCGCTGCTGTCCGTCCCAGCCGACCTGCCGCATCGCCTGCACGCCGCCGGTCTCGTCGAACTCCCAGTTCCAGAGGGTCTCCTGGGCGCGGATCGGGAGCTTGCGCCAGCCGACTTTCCCATCGCTGAACCGCGAGGAGGCGGGGGCCGCGGCCTTACGTTCGCCGTCGGTGATCGGGGTGTCGGTCTGCGGCCCGTTGCGCTTCTTGAAGACTTCCTCGTGGAAGGACCAGCCGAAGACCAGCATCGAGAGGATTTCGCAGACCACGTCCTCCCAGGTCGAGGACATGTCGTTCATGCACTCCTCGACGAACTCCGCCGCGCCTGCTTCAGAGCCCTCCTCGACCTCCCAGGGCACACCGCGCGCCAGCATCTCGATCGCGAAGAGGAAGGCGCCGACCGTGGCGTCGTTGTCGGCCATCTCGCGGAAGACCCAGGCGGCCTTCTTCCCCGAGAGCTGGCGCAGCCACTCCTCGACGACGAAGCCGCCGTACTGCCGTAGGCCGGTGACGCCGACCTCGTCGAGCGTGGGGCGGCGCTGAGCCCGCTGCACCCGGCCGCCCGCCTTCTTCTGGACCATGGGGGAGACCGCGGTGTCCTCGGACATCAGCGCAGGCCAAGCATCGATCGAGTGCGGGCGCCAGCCGAATGCTGCGGGACGCCGCCGATGAAGTTGATGGGCTGTACGCCGCCCGCCCGCATCGCACCCTTGAAGGTCACGGCAGGCTTCTTCGTCCGCCCCTTGGCGACCCGGGCCTTTCGCCGCGCCACCTTCGCCTCACTGCGTTGGTGGCTGTTGCGCCGGTTCGGCTTGGTGCGCTTGGAGTGGCGGGACATGGTCCTCCGGGTTCAGGCTTTGACGGTGATGAGGCCGCGACCGATCGCCTCGGTGCGGCTGGGGGCCTCGCTGTGGTCCCCCTCGCAGACGAGGCGGAAGCGGCCGGTGCCGAGCTTCTCGTCGGCGACGATGGGAATCCCGCGGAACTCCTCCCAGCGGAGGCGCTCGACCTCGAAGGGGCTCATGCGGATCTCCAACAGCGGTGAGCCGCAGTTGCCGTTGTGGCGGACTACCGCGGCCTGAAGGGCGGCGAGGTTCTTGGCGGAGGCGCTCATGCGCCTTTCTCAGCCTGCTGCTGGCTTATGTGTTTGCACGTAGAGAAGAAGGCGGACGGGTCGGCGTCGGCGTTGCCAATGAGGATCTCTTTGCAGATGCGCCTATAGCCCTCGGCCTGAGCGAGCAGGGTGTCGGCTTCGTTGCCGCTGTAGGTCTTGAGGATCACGTTGCATTTGGCGGTGGCTTCAGCCATTCGTTGCGGTCCCTTCGTGGGGTAAGAATGGAAGAGATGCCCGGCAGTGCTCGACGAAGCGAGGAGGCCGGGCAGGACTGAGCGGGCAGGCAGAGGGTCCGGACTTCCCCCGCTGAAAAGGCGAGGCTCCAACTGCCCTGAGCCGCGCACCCATTCGGCGCGTGCTCTAGCGGAGCGACAGGGACTCGAACCCCGAAGGCGGCGGCTGCCGCCCTACGCGCTTAGCGGGCGCGCTCCTCGTCCTGCCGGACTCGCTCCGTGAAGGTTCAGACTGGTTCGGCCCGGTGAGGACCAGCGGCGAAGGAGAAGACTTCGGCCTGCGGCTCGGGCTCGGGAGCAAGGGGTTGATCAGGCTCGGGGAGTTCGACGCTGACCGGCCCGGCGAACACGGGCGAGGTTGACGACCCGGTCGTGTACGGCTTCTCCTCCGGCATCGCAGCGGAGACGATACGTTCTGCGTCCTCTCTGGCGATGGGCCAGCGCTCGCGGTCCCCGCCGCACTCGATGTCGGCCCAGTAGATGCGCGAGGCCGGGATCGTCACGTCCACGCCAGCTTCACGGGCGTCTTCTTCTAGTTCGTTGGCTAAAGGATCCGAGAACCACCCGACTGCATGGACGGTGACTAATCGCATGGCGTGCATTCTACCCCGCATCCCGGCTACCCCAGCTTGTGCCGCGACCGAGCCGTCTTGATGATCGGCGCTGCCGCCAGCGGGGCTTTCGAGAGCCAGTCGAGCACCTGGGAGAGCGAGTCGACCTGGTCGTCGTGGGCGCCGTTGGGGAAGACAGCATGCTCGTGGGTGAAGTCGTCGACCCGCGTCGGCTCGAACTCCAGCCGGTGCTTGGTTCCGTCCTCCTCGGTCCATTCGAACGGAGGGGGTGCGGGGATGTACTCGGCCTCGGGGATGTGGACGTTCCCGGCCTCGACCTGCGGCGTGACCGCCGCGGCGCGGGCCTCCTTGGACTCTTTCGGGTTGATCTCAACCATCCCGGGAATCGTCTTCTTGAAGGTGTTGAGGACCGCCTCGCCGTTGGCCTTCTTCTCGATCAGCTTCGCCTCGCAGGGCTGCCACTGCTCGACCGCGAGAACCGCTTTCAGGGTCTCGGTGAAGCTGAGGCGTGCGCGGACCTGGCCGACTAGATAGCGGTCAGCGCCGCGGATCGCCCAGACTTGCCCGACCACGTAGCTCGAGGACTCCTTCTGGGAGTCGGAGAACCGCATGTCCCAGGTGGCGACGTGGCGGGGCCAGGGCGGCAGGTCCTCGGGACGGTAGAGCTTCCACCAGTGCTTCTTGAACATCCCGCCCTCGGCGGGAGCCGGGCGCTGCTGCAGTTGCCCGGCGTAGCCGTAGGAACCCTGTTCGCGCAGTAGCTCGTCGAGTTTCTCGCGGCCGAGCCTGACCGGCTCCAGCAGCTCGCCCTCTTCGGCACGGGGGTCCCCGGGCAGCTCGCGCCCTGAGGGCAGCATCACCGACTCGGGGCAGACGAACGGGTGGGAGGGCTCGTATTCGGCGGGGAGGCACAGGTGGTGCCAGTCACCGCGCTCCAGCAGATAGCCGGTCAGGTCTTCCTCGTGGAGGCGCTGCTGGACGATCACCGCGGCGGCCTGGGCGTTGTTGAAGCGGCTCGTCATCGTGCCGCTCCACCACTCGTTGGCGTTGATCCGTTCCGTGTCCGAGCGCGCCTGGTCGGCACCGAGGGCGTCGTCCACGACGATGCGATCACCGCCCTGACCCGTTGCCATCGCTCCGACCGAGGTCGCGAGGCGATAGCCGGTCGCGGTGTTTTCAAACCGCATCTTCTCGTTCTGGTCTTTCGCCAAGCTCCACGGATCGTCATGGAGCAACGAGAGGACGCCTTGGTAGCCGATGCGCTCGAAGAGCGTTCCCTCTTCGGCGCCGCCCTTGGACTCGATCAGGAGGCGCGTCGCGCGCGAGTGCTCGCTGCTCAGCTTCGAGGAGTAGGACGCATAGAGCCAGCGCAGCGAGGGATGGTCGAGCCAGTCCCAGGCGGGGTAGAAGATCGAGGAGACCAGGCTCTTGCCGGTTCGCGGAGGGACGTTGATGATGAGGCGGAGCAGCTCGCCCCGCGAGACGGCTTCGAGGTGCTCGGCGACGACATCCACATGCCACCCGGCTACGAATGGCGTGGCCGGCTCAAGGATCGGCCATGCCTGCCGGATGAACGTGCCGAGCGAGCGGCGGCAGCGCTCGGCTAGAAGTTCGTCACGGGAGGGGAGGTGCGTGAGCATTGCTATCCCTTGTCATTCTGCCTTCGCCTCCCACGCTTCGATCTGGTCCAATCGGTAGCGGTAGTACTTCCCCAGCTTCACGACCGGGATCGTGCCTTCTCGTGTAAGGCGGTAGACGTGGCCCTTCGGGACTTGCCAGCGCTCAGCTAACTGCTTCGCGGTCATCAACTGAAGGGGGCTATCCACAACCTAGAAGATTAAGCGGGGCGGCTGGCACCGAAGATACGAAGCCAGCCGCCCCATGAGTTCATTCGCGCCTAAACGAATGTGCCCTCAATCATACACCGCTGGGTGGCGGCGAAATGTCACAGCTTTATTGCTCCAGATAGGCGTCGAGGTCCGTTCGCCGCAGCAGGGTCCGAGAGCCGTCGCGAGTCCGTTTCACGCTACCCCTCCGCGTCCATCTTGGCGGCGAGCTGCTCGAGGGCCTCGATCTCCTCGTCGCTCAGCTTCGAGAGGTCGACCTTGACCCGGCGCTCGACGGTGCCGGAGTGCTTGACGTCAACCCGGTCGCGGTACTTCTCCGGGCGCCGCGCCTTCAGCATGAACTCCAGAAGCCGGTCGGAGTACTTCCTGACGCTGGTCACGTGAACGCCTGCGGAGACCATCGGCTCCTCGACCCCCTCGACGGCGCGGCGATATGCCTCGCGCTCCATCTCCTCGGTCGTTTCCTCCTCGACGTCGGCCCAAGCGATTGCGAAGTCCTCGTTGCGCTGGCGCTCGACGTAGGCGGTCTGGCGGCTGATGCCGATCGCCTCGCAGGCCTTCGACACCATCCCGAGGTCACGGAAGGCTTGCAGCCACTCGTCCCGGTCCCAGCGCTCTACACGCGTGCGCGATGAGTCAGAGCTGTCATCGTGGGGATGCCTGCCGCAACGGTCGGTTCCCTTCTTCGCGCTGGCGGCGCAAGGCTTGCCGTCCTTGCGCTCCCCTGAGCACCTCATCGCCCGTACTCCAGGTCAGCGCGGATCTCGGCTTCGAGTCGCTCCCGGCGTTCCTCTTCCGCCGCTTCGGCAAGCTCCGGGTTAGCGGAGGCGAACAGCTCCCACATCGTCACCGAACTCACGACAGCTCGATCCCGGCGTTTTCGAGGGTCGCCTGCGCTCCGACCTCCCGTGCCCGCTCCAGCACCCAGCGGAGGTGGTCGCGAGCGTCCTGCGGTTTGGCGGCGCCGTCCACCCGAACGAAGAGCTTGTAGAAGCGGCTGTTGTCGTCGCGGCTCGTGCCGGCGTCGAGGCGCACATTGAAGGTGGGGCGCATCTCGTCCCCTGCTTCGTAGCGCTGGCTCTCGATCTGCTCGAAGAGCGCGTGGGCGTCCTTCCTGGTCATGCGGGTGCCCTCCTTTGTCGGGGCCTTCGGTTGCCCGGCTGGCGCCTTTCGGCCAAGGCCGGATCGGGGTTGTGTGAATCGAAGCGGCCACCGGCCTGCCTGCCCTGTCGTCAACTCGCCGTCGGCTCAGCCCCGTAGGGCTCAGGCGACGGCCCAGGGCTGGGCGAGGTCTCGGTGGTCCAGGCTGCGGGCCAGGGGATCGAACCTCGGTCTCTTGCTCCAGAGGCAAGCGTGCTGCAGATACACCAGCCCGCAGGAAGTCGACCTCACCGTGTGCGGCGCCCTTCGCCACGGCGAGGAGAGGTATGTGGGCCGTTCCGCGCTGGGCGCTCTCGCGTACGGCTGGGACCGCTGGGATCAGCAGCGGCGGTTGCCCGGTTACCCGTCGGCGCCGGTCCGGTAGGCGCAGGGTTCCCTACGCACAGCCCGATTCGATCCGCCCGTCGGCGGGTGCCTCACATGGATAGGAGGCTCGTGATAAAGACTCGCCCCTGCCCGGGCGGTAAGCATCCGGGCTCGGGGCAAAGCGGGCAGGCAGTGTCCGCACGGTCAGCACTCTCGGGTGCGGCGGGCTTACCTGCCACTGGCATCGCCCATCAACTGGTCACGAACGGTTCGTATCCGGGTCGAAGTGGGGGACGCGCAAGGGCCTCGGATCGGCTGAGGTTGAAGAGGCTGCGCGTCCTATTGCCGTGGCGAGAGTCGAACTCGCTTCTGCGGCTTATGAGGCCGCCGACTTACCCTTTGTCCTCACGGCGGCGAAGACTCCCGGTGTCCGATCAAAGAGTGAGAACACCGGGCAGCGGACCTGGCATTGTGAACGTGCCGCCCTTGGCAGAGGGCTGCGGTCCTTGTGCCTCTAGCCGCGACGGCGATGAATCCGAAGGCGGCGAGACGATGACCCAGGAAAGCGCCTGGCCCGTGTGCGGACGTACTTCGCCCACCGGCAGACGTGGCCCAAATATAGCCGTGGGCCGTGGCTAATTGTGGCTGCAGCGTGACCCTACCCGGAAATTACGGCCTAAAACGAGCGACGCCGCCCCGGTAAGGGAGCGGCGGCGGCTCGGCAATGTCGCGAACGCGGAGGTTGGCCCACGTTCGCTATGGGCACAGTCTATCGGGTGGTGCCTCAGGCAGCGAGGGACTGCTCGGGCCAGTATCGCTGCACGGTGGACTTCCCGACCCCGAGACGGTCGGCGGCTTTCTGCTGACTCATGCCCCGGTTGGCGAGGCTCGCGACCTTGCGGGTGCGGTCCTCCTCATCCATGTCGAGGAAGCTGGAGCGTGGCCGGCCGTCGTGCTCATTGCGGCCGTGCATCCGGCGCGCCTTCTTCACCCAGCCTTCGGTGACCTTGGCTCCGGAGCGGCTCTCGGTGAAGGCGACGTAGAGCGGATCCTTACCCTCATACCACTCGACGATTCGTTTGGCCTGCGCTTCCTCCGCCTTGCCGCCGTCGCGCGGATCGTTGTCGAGTAGTTCACCGCGGCGGAGCTCGATGCGGTGGTCGGCCTTGAACCGGAAGTCTTCGTAGTCGTCCCAGGCCAGCATTACCAACACTCGGAGCTGACGCGGGTCGTCGGCGTGGGCCTCGAACTCGGCCTTGTAGTACTCGTACAGTGACATTGGGCCGCGCTTGGGGATGCCCGAGCTCGCGCCGTGGGTGGTGACCTTGTCGGCATCCAGGTTCGCCGTCGAGCCGTCCCCCAGCATTTGCAGTTTGCCGAGTACCTCGCGGATCATCTGCTCGAGGATGGTCAC